CATTGTTCGGAGCAAAGACTGAGTCACACTCACATATTGATGATACCCATATACCTAATACACCCTATTACGTTGTATCATACGATATGTTCAGAAAAGACCCTCATAAGTATCTTGATAAAACAGGTGCAGATACTATGATTGTCGATGAGATGCATAACTTTAGAAACCCTAATACTATTAACTACCAACAGATGAAGTCTGTGCGCGGTAGGGTTAAGAATTTTATAGGTTTAACGGGTACACCTTTTAATAATCACCCGTATGACGTTGTGCCCCTTATAGATATAGTATCTAATGGTAAGCACGGATTAGGTAAGAACCAGAAAGAGTTTAACCAGAGATACATAGCAGAGCAGTTTCAACGTGATATGAAGGGTAAGGCCACAGGAGAAAAGGTTAATACTGTTATTAATAAGGAACACCTACAGAAAGAGTTGGGTAAGTGGATACACCACGCAGATAGTTCTGACCTTAACTCTGATGATGTGCCTAAGAAAGTTGTACAGGATATAAACGTCGAAATGAGCCCTACACAGGTTGACCACTACAAGTTCGTAATGCGTAGAGTTCCATACCATGTCCGTGAGCGTATTCGTAGAGGTATGCCTGTGAGTCGTAAGGAAGCTTTCCACGTACTTCCAATGCTACAGCAGTCACGTAACGTAATGAACGGTGTCCATTACTTAGATAAGAGAATACCGTTAGAAGTATCAGCGGAGCGTACACCGAAGATTAGGCGCGTATTGGATGACATTGAGCAGCACATGGCAGAGACAAAGGATGCACAGATAGTTGTACATTCTCATATGCTAGAGGGTGGCGTAGACGTAGTATCAGCGGGATTAAAGGCTAGAGGTATACCTCATGGTATATTCACAGGTAAGGTTAATAAAGACGAGCGTGACCAGGCGGTTAACGAGTATAACAAGGGTAAAAAGAGAGTAATGCTCATATCATCTGCGGGCACAACTGGGCTAAACTTACCTAACACAACTATGCACGTAGCCTTAGACGGGCACTATAACCCTGGTGTAATAGACCAGATAGAAGCGCGAGGTGTTCGTGCTGGAGGTTTAGCGCATAGAGAGCCAGAGCGTCGTAACGTAATGGTAAGACGTTATAAATCCGTGTTCCCTGATAACTGGATGCATAAGATGGGTATACGCCGTAAAGATGTAAGCGTCGACGAGTGGATGTACGGGTTAGCGGGTAATAAACAAGACTTGAATAATCAAGTAGACACGTTACTTAAGTCAGCGTCATTAGGCGATGGTTACAACATGTTAATAAGTCTTGGTTATGGTGAAGTTTTATTTAGTATTTAGAGTATAGTTAGGTATAATAGTGTATAAGAGGTGAAGATATAAATGGCTACACACGACGCGTGGTATCAGCTACCCCCTGATATGAACCAATGGCAAACTGCTATAATTGAAAACATATCTCGTAAAATACCAGAGATTCCACAATACATTGCGGGTATAGACTTCAATAAGGTTGACCCTATTGTTGGAGACGCCGATGGTCTTATGTATTTAATGGGAGGCTTAGCAGCTATACCTGTTACTGTACGGCAGAATAGATTAGCACCGCTAGACCTAATGGTTACAAAGAACGAAGAGTTTTACCCTGTTAGCGAGGCGTTTTTACAAAAGGTATACGCTGATAACGTTATAGGAGAGACTTCAAACGCACCTGGTAGACAGGACGACCTACAAGAGGACGGACCTGCTAGGCAAATTAAGTATTATAATACCGTTGATAAAGTAAAACAGGCTAGCTACGATAAGAAGATAGAGCTTCGCAGCGCTATAGAGAAAAGTGCTAAATTACTAACCTTCTTCGATAAGCATAGACCTGAAATCCTAAGTGTTCTGTATAATGCACAACCTGATGCTGTTAAAGTTGCTAGTTCAGTAGTGCCAGAACTCGACGTACCTACCATCCACTTCCTGGCACGTGAGGGTGATGCTTACACGTTCAACTCTGATAATATTACTACTAAGCAGGCCGCAGAGCTTATGGAAGCGTTTGGTATGACCGATGAAGAGAAAGCTTCCTTATTGCAGGGTGGACACGTATGCATGGACTACAGAGAAAAACACGCTACAGTAGTACAAGGTGGGGAAGTGTGCGGAAGTTCTTGTGGTGACTCAGGTACTAACATCGCTACAGTGTTAACACTAGATGGTGTTCCAGCAAAGGGTGTACTACACCGTATTATTGCTGGTGAGTATTCAGGTCAACTTCAACGTACCTACCACTCAGGGTATAGACATTTGTTTATAGCACCAGACTTCCACTCTATACAGGACGATTTGTACATAGTAGACCAGACACCTGCAAAGGTAGAGGACATAGTAGCAACTATGACACCTACAGAGCCTATGATAGGGATGTTTGGCGTAGTAGCAAGTCAGTATTCAATATCGATGCCACTACAGGTAAGCTCTGTTCAGAAGTTCGGTAAGATATGCATAATTAAAGCTTTAACACATGAGTTAGACCCATGTGAACACACCATAGGTAGAGGCTCTAATTTCTATGTAATACCAGAGGAACGCAAGTCCCTAGCACGCAACGCAGACGATGCTATGCTTACCATGCCTGGTAGAAACTATACGCTTGGTCTTAATGGTGAAGGATGTCTAGTTATCAGCGGTGAATCCGTTAGTCATACTAATGCTGTGTACTCCTTAATGAATAAGATGGCTATGGAGTACGATGATGCAGTACGTATAGTAGATACCGCAACTCGCCAAGGAAGAGTAACGTTTAAGGTTGCCGAAGATAAGTCGGAGGATAAAAAGAAACCTGACTTCCCTGATAAAAAGGAAGAGTCCAGCGAAAAGAAGGAAGAGTCTAGCGACAAACCTAAGGATGGAGAAAAACCACCAGAAGATGACGCTAAAACTCCACCTAAAGATACGGACGCACCGCAGGGTGAGCCTCCACAGGAAGAACAGTCTGGTGACGCACCCCCAGGAGATAGACCAGTAGAGGAACAACCTCAAGATGGAGCCCCACAAGGTGAACCTATATCACCTGAACAAGCAGCAGAGGAGCAAGCTGCTGTAGACCAGCAACAGATAGCAGCAGCACAACAGCAAGGTGCAGCAGTAGAGCAAATGCCTGTACAGTCTGAGGACTTAGAGGACATAGCTAAAATAAATGACCCTACGCTAATGGACGCGTACCTATCAGGTAAGCTTACTGACGTAAACACCGCAGGTAGAGAGCAGATGATGCAAGCATCTGACGCAATCGTTAATGGTATTAAAGCCGTAGGTAAAGTACTATTCCTAGTTCGGTTAGGTAAAGTAGACTATGTTAAAGAGGAAGACGCTCAAATGGCTCTAAACAAGCTATCTGATGTTGCTCGGAGTATCGGTGTTGCATCGTCACAATTAATGTAGAAGGGAGGTGGCAGTCTTGAGTTTAATGTCACCACAACGTAGGACTATAAAACACCCTTCATGGCGAGTGTACAAGGCAGCTCAAGACTGTTCTATAGACCTCAAAGACTTTGGTTTAAAAGATATCGCAGTACATATGCCCTACACTAACAACGACGATTTAACGAACGAGCTATGTAGGGCTTTGTCAGATACAACATACCAAGACGGGTCTTATGAGATACAGTCTTGTCTAGAGCTTTTTATGAACCCTCCTGATAGACAGTTAATAGAAGCTATGCTTTTAAATAACAAGTCGTTATCCGAGGTATGTGACGTTATAGGTTGCTCTGACGTTTTTGCAATGACGTATTCTAGCCTGTTCTTCGATACATCAGTTTTTAGAAATAATGTAGAGAAGCTAGTATACGTAAAAGAAGGAACATGCGGAGACGAAGCCATACAAAAGAAAGTCGCAGTAACTAAGGGTGATGAGTACTTTAAGGCCAAACAAGGCGTACCTAGTTCTAAGTTAAACATGGATACAATACTAGCTGATACATTTGCTAAAGCGTATCTCGCTATGAACTCTAACGCTGACGTAGACGACATATCCTCACAGGAGATAGCCCAAGGATGGGGAACACTGATGCTAAAGATAGCACAGCATATGTCTAAGAATGGTGATAAAGAGGTTGGGCTAGACCAGTTGGTTATTGCGCTTCAAACAGCTTCTGCGCCTAAGCGTTCTATGGACCAACTAGATTAATATAGAGGTGATATAATGGCTAGTGTTACTGAGGACTCTTTAAACTTAGCTGCACATCAGATAGTAGCTGAATTTATAGACGACAGCGTAGACCTAAACACTGGTGTCAGGAAGAAAGCGTCTGACCTAGGTTTAAATAGGGAACAGACCGCACGCCTTATAGAGCGCACTAACAGCGAGGCATTCTTAAAGGTTTTCCCTGATAAAACCGACTTTGCAGTAGCTGACCCTAGTGTAGTTCTTAGTAGCTCAGAGAAAGTTGCTAGTGCAGGTTCTGTAAATAAGACAACTTATGCTGGGTACCTAAACAGAGACCCGTATGATATATTCGGAGTAGCAAACGAAAAGACAGCTAGCTACGATACGTCAGGAAGTACATCAGCAAGAGGTAAACTCTTAGACATGGTATACAGTAGAAGTATTGAAGAAGCCTGTCGTGTAGAAAAGACTGCTAAACTTATGGAAATAGAGGCTGCACAAGCTAATCTATGGCAAATATTTAAGACAGCAGCTTATAGCGGTACACGCGTAGGTGACATGGAAGTAGAGCTACTTCTAGCTTTCCCCGATAAACCTTTCGAGGTAATTGACATGGTTGACTCTATGACTGAGAAGTTGGCTAGTTCGTTACTAGCACCAGAGATTATGGAACGTGCACAAGCAGAGAACTTCGAGCCTAACGAGGTAGTACTAGAGTCTCCTATCATAAGAGCCTTTAGAGAGGTGATGGACGTTGTTTAGTAAGGAAGCTGACCTAAACCGTATAGAGCCCAATAAGCCTGTGATACCTAAGAGCCCAGTTTCGGGTATGAATACAAAAACAGTAGGGAGGGTGGCACCTTTGGAACCAATTAAACAAGAAGTAGTTAAACAAGCAGCAGAGAAAGCCTCTGTTGAGAAGGTAGCGGCAGAAAAAACAGCCTCAACTCTAGGTAGCTTCATGGGTAGTGACGCAGCCAAGTCTTTCGTAGGTAACGTAGCAGGGGGTTTAGGTGCTGTGGCAGCAATTGGTGTCGCTAACTTGGCTAGCAGTAAGATTAATAAAATGGTATCAAGCGCAGAATATAAGCGTGCGTTAGATAAGGCTATCTCTATTAACCCTAGATTACAACAAAGACCTCGTGCAGAATTAGAGCAGTACTTTGGTTTAATTGTAGAAGCATCTCCTTCTGTAGCACGTAACCCGCTTTTAGTAGCTAATTACCTTGAGTTCTTATTAGACCATCAAGGACAGCTTAACTATACAGCGTACACTAACTTGGTTAACCTTGAAAGTCAGATACTTTCTAACAGAACTAATTCTAACCCGCTTACAGGTCAAGTACAAAAAGCCGTTGTTGACGCTTCTGTACGTGGAGCATTTGATAACTACGCTAAAGCCGATAAGCGTGACATAGAAAATAGAGCTCATCAAAAAGGCTTTGATGCAGCAGTTAGACGTTATAACATTCAACCGTAGGAGGTAATGATATGGACACAGTTACTTTGGATAACAGTGGTTTTAATAAGCTAGCTTTATGCCTTATGCTTGCCTACGACACTCCTGTAGGCGACAGAGCATGGCAGACAAAAACAGCCTGCGAATCTCCGCAAGGTCTAGACGAAGCGTTCCTAGCAGGTTTTTATGGCGGTATGCTTCCTAAACAGGCATCCGACAACGAAACATACATACTAGGTTCTGAGTTAGGCAAGGAGTTAGGTATTAACATTCTGTATAACATGAAAGAATCGTTAAGAGATTTAACTCAGGCTATATAATAGGAGGTTTCAGCTATGCTAGGTAAAATACATGACCTAGGAGCTTACCTCGAAGATACGGGTGAGGTCAGGGTAAAAATAGCTAATATGAATGAGATAGAACAGTTCATGCAAGGCTTTACCCCTGACCCCGCTTTTATGTATCTCCATGTTATTGCTATGGGAGCAGGCGAGTTCTACGGTTGTAACAAAAACGGCGATTATTTCCCAGACAAGTCGTTAGCAATGTATCACCATACGTTTGAACAAAACGCTAAGGTATTCAAAGAACACGACAATAAACCTACAAGCCCAGACTATGGTAAAGTAGCTAAGTCTTGGTACAATACTACGATGCACAGAGTAGAGTTAGTATTAGCCGTTGACCGTAAGAAAGCACCAGATATCGTAGCTAAAATGGATAGAGGAGAGCACCCAGAGGTATCTATGGGTTGCCGAGTACCACATGATGTTTGTAGTATATGCGGTAACAAAGCAGCTAAGAAAAACGAGTATTGTGAACACATACGCTTCGAAAACAAGAAGGTTTACCCTGATGGTCGTCAGGTGTATATGTTAAATATTCAACCTACGTTCTTTGACATTAGCTTCGTGTTTAGACGCGCAGATAAGATAGCATATACGTTACGTAAGGTAGCGTCAGAGTATGGTAGCTTAGACCACATATTCGACATCGAAGATAAGGTTGCTAGTGTAACAAAGAGTGTTCCTGCTGAGGCTGTAGTTAAAGTCCTTAATACTGGTATGTTTAATACTCTGGACAAACTAGACGATGCAGAGCCAGATTTACCGCCAGCTATGCTAGACAAGATGGCGCTAAGACACAGTCTTAACGATATCCTAACTAGTTTCTTACATAACTTAGTACCTATGAAACCAAAAGAAGTAACTCGTATAATCATAGTACAAAACGGTTTACCTATGGATTCATATGAACAGGTTCTAGGCGGGGTATTGGCAGCGAAGAGAGAACAGGCTCCTACACTAGGAGAGTATAGTCCTGAAATAGGTAGATTACTCGAACCGTTTTTACAGCACCGTTCATCTTATGGGCCTCTTGTTGTTAGACGGGTATTATCAATGGGTATACCTAAACAGGCTAATGAAGATATATTTTCAGCTCCGTATAAGGACGCACCTTACTACGACCCCGCATTTGCTAACGAACTCAACCACTATAAGCATAACTACTCTAGTGTGCCTGTAATGTATACACCTGAAGAATACCAACGTAGACGCTACGAGTTAGCCAACAGACCACAACTACGTAAACCTCTAAACCCATTTGCTATAGGTTTAATGTTAGGTGCTATGTACGCTTCGTATAGAGGTGTAACAGGTCTGAAAAGTGCCGTTGATACTATGACATCAACTAAGGGTATACTCGGCGCTGGAGCACTAGCCCTGGCTACTGTAGGTGCTGTAAAAGGTGACGGTGTTAAACAGGCTAACTTGTTAGACAACAAACTCGTTACACATTTCGCAATGCCATTCGTAGGTGCTCATCTAGCGTCAGCCCATTACCGTAATAAGTATATGCGCGGCGAGGAACTGAACGGAGTACAGAAGTTCGTAGCGGAAAACCCTGATTACCTATCCGTAGCCGCACCTTTTGCGATGCACTTTGCAAGTAAAAAGTACAAAGGCTTCATAGGTAAAGTTGCTTCCCAAGAAAAGTTAGCAGATTTTGCAGATACTCTTTCACAAGCAGCATTAACAGGTATAATATTCCGTGGGAGAGGCTTATCAGGAGCTAACAACGTTGTTGACCAAACAGTAGATACAACTCTAATGCATCAAGCGGTTAAACACCTAAATGCCCCTCAGCATTCGAATCAAACTGCTAGCCAGGTATACCCTCAAAAATTTCCTAAACAAAATACACAATTAGGTTTTCCAGAACATAGTTAGTAGGTATAATAGTACATAAGTACCACTACATCTTAAAGGAAGGTGCAAAGTTCAATGGATATTGCTAATATTCTAGCACGGTATCGCACAGACGCAGTAAAAACTGCTGGCGTAGAAAAAGTTGAGACTGCGGTAGAGAGTGCGGTAAAGACTGCTCACGAAAATGGTGCGCGCGAAGCTGATAATATGATGAAAGTAGCTGCCGCTATGGGAGACGTAATCGGTAATCGTATTGCTGACATTGTGTCCTCACGTATCGCTGAATCCTTTGGTTATGACCCTGAGGTAACAAAAACTGCTTCACTACAAGAAATTATGTACGATGCTATGTTAAGCGTAGCCGAACAAGTTAAAGTAGCAGAGCAAGTAACTGGTAACACTTTCAATGGCGCTGTGTCTACACAGAAAGCAGAAGAAGTGCAGATTCAAGAATTAGCTGCTCATCACGCTAACTTAGCTGCTCAATCCGCCTCTGACGCAGTTCAATCCTTACAGCAAGGTGACGAACATACTGCTGCTCAAGCTATGAACACAGCTGCTAACGCTATCGAAGTTGCTAAACAACTAGCTGGTCGTATTCCTGCTAATGCTGCTGTTGCTAACCACGTTAATGAAGCTTCCTCGATTGTATCCGAAGCCGCTAACATGGCAGCTGCACACGCACAAGCGTAAGGAGGTGTCCCTATGGATACCAATAAGCTAATCGAAGACCTTGAAAAAACCGCTTCTGAGCTGGAAGCTATTGCTGATGCACCTGTTAAGCAGGCGTCAAGTACTGAGAACCACTACACGACCTTCTTGGACGGGATGGTAAAGCAGCTTGGAATCGAATAGCATAACATCCAGCTTAGATAAAGAGGCAGCATATAAAGAGGCATTCGTAAAGGGCCTACTCGCTGGTGGTAAAACACTAGCTACTAAGTTTAATGGGTCTTATGTTATGGATGCCGTACGTAAAAGCCACCTACAACATCTAAGGGCTGTAGCAGACGAACCGATGACCCTTCATGGCATGGCTTTGAAGGCAATGGAAGAGAATGGTGCAGTCGGTGCTAAAGCTATACGTAACGGGGTCAATAAGGCTAGAATACTAGTCGGAGATGTCGATACAGCACTAGGCGCGATGGCTGTAGGTAAGAAAGGTATGACAGACCCTAACCATAACAGTCTAAGGAAAACAATGTTTACCTTCCGAAAGGATAACTATAAGAAGGTAAACTTTAAGGCTCCTAACCCTGCTGACCCTAACAACCCTATTAGGAAACATAAACTAATAAATCAAGAACGGGCAAGTATATCGGCTCCTTTGCATACTATATCAGGGATGGTAGTTCCAGGTTTAGCTATGATGAAAGGTCAGGAGCTTCTTGAGAACTACAAAAACAGGGGCAATGCAACCCCAGCACAAGGAGGTTATCCTAGTGGAGAGAGAACTACTAATTAAGGCAGCTGGTCTTTGCAGACAGGCAGCTGAGAGACTCCGCGCTGGAGACACCCCTGAGAAACAAGCCTCAGAGATTGCAACAACAATGGTATCAAAAGGCTTAATACCTTCAGGGGAGCGAGAACGCTATTCACAGTATCTCCAAGCGAACCCAGAGAAAATCGCTAGTATGAAGGAAAGTATAGCATCGTTGCCTGCGAGGGTAGACGCCATAGGTGAGCTTAGCTCGATGCCTGTAAGTGGCTCAAAAGATGCAATGGATTCATTCATTTATAACTAAGTACGCTAACAGCGTTAAGGAGGACAAGCCACAATGTTTAATCTATTAAGTGGTTATGAAACTGCTAACATTAAATCCTACGCCTTCAAAACTGGTGAGGTAATTAAAGACGGCGAATGGGTGGTATTCGATACAGCAACAGGTAAGTTGAAGAAACAAGTTGGTGCGTATGACCCTATTACTCAAGGATTGGTAATGCCAGTTTTTGGTGGGAATGACGTACGTTTTGATTCCAAGTTCATGGGCGCAGTGAGCTGTGTAACATCTACATCGTTCAGCGGTGAAACTGATGTTGTTCAAGCTGTTACTATTAACCCTGGTGATGCTCTAACTATCCTTGATGGTAAGCTTACCAAAGCTACAGTAGCAGAAACAACTGTTGTTGGTACCATCGTAGGATATGCAACAAGACCAAATACTAACGGCGTAATTGAATTTATCCGCGCCTAATAAATAAGGGAAGGTGTAGAACATATGTCTATTATCATGGACCAAAACCAAGCGCTTGTAGATAACCAAGCATTCCTGCACAGCCTTAACACTAAGGGCGTGGAAAAAGCCGCTAGTGCTATGACTGACTTTGTACGTGTAAAGATTCGTGAGGCGTCCTTTGCTCGTAAAATTTTGCCTCCTAAACCTGTTACTTCAACAGACCTTGTTCAGTCCTTAGATACTGACCAACCAATGCGTATCGTAGAAATGGATAGAATCTCCGAAGCGTATCCTGTTACATTCTTAGAGCAAGCACATCAACGTTACTACAAAGGTATCAAATTCCCAGTGTACTACCAAAAGTTCATGTCTGAGGAATTTTACAAACCTATCGAAGAAATCATGATGTACCGCGTGCCTATCAAAACATTGGTACAGGAAAACTACCTAAAAGACTTGCAAATCGCTGAGGATAAGATGTTTATCGACACCATCGATAGAATCATCGCTGACCGTGAAGCCAAACTTGCTGGTGATGCAGTGTTCACAACAAGTGGTACATTCACTCCTGCTATCTTAGCTGAGGGTATGAAGAAAATCATAAGTAAAGAGATTCCTATGGGAACCATCCTTATTAATGAACTTGACTTCGTAGACTTACTGAAATTGCAGCAAAATGCCGTTGGTTCTTCTGTAATTGAAGATATCGTAGTTAACGGTTTCAGCTACACTAAATTGCTAGGTCACACTTTCATCCGTACTACTAAGATGGACGTAGTTAAACCAGGTTCTATCTACTTGTTCACTACTCCTGAGTTCTTAGGTGTATTTGATATCTTAACGGATGTTAAAGCTTATATCGAGCAAAAAGGTTCGCACTTACGCTTCCACTTATACGAAACTATCGGAATTTCCTTTGGTAACGTAAACGGTGTAGCTAAAATTGTACTTCAATAGTATAAAGTGTTAGAGGGGTTCCGCGTTGGACCCCTCGACCTTTAAGTAAGAAAGGACGGGTATAAACATGTTCGTAACTAATTTAGCCAACCATCCCCTCGGAGTAGACGGTATCGTCATTCTTAAACCTGGGGAAGAAAGTAGATATATCGAAGAAACCGAAGACTTGGTTAGCCGTGTTGAGCGCCTTAAAGGTGTAGGTCTAGTGACTGTAAAGTACGAAGAGGGACTAGTTAAAGACGGACTACCTACAGAGTTAGAACCAGAAGTTAAGGTTACAGTAACACCTGAACCTGAGACAGAAGTTGTAACTGAGACTAAGGTAGTAACTACAGCCAAGGAGGAGCCTACTGCTAAACCAAAAGCACGAGGTGTTAGAGGTGCAAAGTAAACTTGATAAGTATGCATCTGAGGCTTGCAGCTTAGTGCTAAAAAAACAAGCGGAAGAAGAGGCTCAGACATATGCAGGTTCAGGCTTCAAAAATGGAATTATCGGTGGTGCTACGCTCGGTGTAGCTTACCCCTTATACAACTGGGCAGCAAGAGGCGTAAAACCTGGTCTACCAAGGTCGAAAGGCTCAGTGGTAGGTGCGCTAATAAAAGGTTCTTTATCAACATCCCTACTGGGTGGTGTTGTTGGTGGTCTAGGTGGCGGAATGGTAAAACGTAAAGCGCAGCCTACACAAGAACAAAGTTACTATGTATAACACGGAGGTTGACATAAATGTCGCAACTACTTGAAATGGCGATGCTTGCCAAGAAGGCGGCTGCCGCAGACCCAGAGGCTAGCGACGCCGTACAACATCTTACACGCAGTCAAGCTGCTAAAATGATGGGTGCAGGTGGAGCCGCTATTGGCGCTGTTACTGGGGCAATTAGAGGTGTATCACAAGGTCCTGCTGGCGCAGTTAAAGGCGCTTTAGGTGGCGCTGTTACGGGTGGTGTTGGCTCAGCAGTAGCTGGAGCAGTACTAGGTAAAGGTGTAGAGGTTACAGATGATGCACACGAAACTGGAACTAATGTAAGTAAACGCTACGGCGAATACGTAGGTAAAGGTCTAGGCGCATTAGGCGTACTCGGTGGAGCAGCAGCTGGTGCCGTAGCAAAAGGGTTACCAGGAGCACTTGCAGGAGCAGCACTTGGTGGCGCTGCATACGGAGGTTTAGGATACGTCGGCGGGCGTGTTGGTGGTTACATGGACGGACGCGTAGGACACACAATTGTAGGTAAAACTAAGGAGGCTTCCGAAATGATTACTATGGACGATATTCAGTTAGCTAAAACTGCTGCTGAGGAACTATACAATGAGGCTATTGCTGAGGCTAATGAAAAAATTGCTTTCGCACAAATGTTATTCAACGAAGCAAATGGTGCAGAACACGCTGTAAAAGTGGCTCAAGATAACGGCCCTGCTATTGGCGTTCCTTACATAGACCAAGTCAAAACGCCTGCTGGTGCAGCTGCTTTAGGCGCTGGCGCTGGAGTGGGCGGCGTACTTGGGTACATGAAGAACCCTAGTGCTGTAGGTGCAGTTGGTGGTGGAGTACTTGGTGCTGGTGTAGTAGCTGGTGCTGGTGCACTTAAATCATTCATTGACCAACACAGAATGGCTCGTGCACAGCAACACGCACAGCAAATGGGCAACCTAGAACGCGCTGGACAATAAGATAAACAATGTAAAGGCCGCTGCTGGCTAATCGGCGGCGGTCTTTTTTAATATTGATTGGAGGTTGCTATGGACATACAGAATTTTAGTATAAAAGTCGCTGACTTTGTAGATAGCTGGCATTACCCTTTGGATGAAGACAGACACGTAAATGCCCCACTGAAAAATCCTACACTAGGTAACGTATTAGGTAATGCAGCCGCAGGTACTGTTATTGGCGGTGCTCTAGGTGTAGTACCAAGTATCTTCTTGGGTAATAAAGCTGTAGGATTAGGAGCATTAGCTGGCGCAGGTATTGGTGCATACGCTGGTATAGAGAGTAACAAGGCACGTAGTAAAGACCTAGAAGACCCAGAATCTGCGTACACTAGGCGCTCAAACCAATTTAAGCATCATATACTACCAGCCTTACAACAGCAGGAGCATGAGTACATACAGGCTATAGAGGATAATGCTTATAGTCACTCACAGCATGCATACGGTGCCGCTATACAGGGTGGTATAGGTGCGATGCACGCTTATAAGTCAGTGAAGCGAGAAGATAATGGTAGGGTATCAATAGACCCATATAGTGCCGCTATAACAGCTAACATGGCACATGAAACATATAAGAAGCAACAACTTGCTAAAGCGCAGAAAGAGGAATATAATAGACGTAAGAACACACCCCAAGAGGACTTAGCTCTAGAAGAACAAGCTGTACGTGAGAGATATAGAGCACTGCACCCCGACAGACGAGAGGCTGAGTACGAAAGGGTAGTATTTGGCTCACAACCATCTAGATTAGCAAAGAGTGCTAGCATACTAGGTAAGATGACTACTTCTGGTAAGATAGTAGGCGCGGCGTCCGCGTTAGGCGCAACGGCAGGTGTAGGGTATCATTTGGGAAGAGGTGTACAGATAGTGAAGCAGTCACAGGCTAAGACAGCAGGCGTACGTGAGGCATTCAGCAAGTACTTAGCAAACCTTAAAGGTGTAAATGTCAGCTCTGCAAAAGAAAAACTTAGAACAGCTTCTGTTAAATTAGATGTAGCCAAGATAAATAATGACGCGCATAACGCCGTTTTTGGAAATGTATTTGGAGGCGCTAGACAAGGCGGTGGTGTAGCTGACCATTTTATTCGTAATATGAATAAACAACATGCTGATAACTTAGCAGGAGCTGAGCAGGCATTTAACTCAGCTAAGGGTCACTATGATAGTACATTAAATTCACACCTAAAGGCTGTAGGTGGTACCGCAGTAGGTATAGGCGCGGTAGTTGGAGGAGGAGCATATATGAACAGTAATAAAACAGAGAAGTTAGCTTCTAGGGCAGTAGAGTTAGTAAACGGTAAAACAGTTACAGATAAAGCTAAGCAATTAGTAGAGAGTGGATTCAAAGGTAAGGACTTTGCAGGAAAGAAAGCACCATACATAAACGTTAATTCTCGTAGTTTAAGTGCTAAAGCTATGGCTATTCTAGGCACAGGTGCGGCTGCATCAGGAGCTATCGCTGCATACAACGCTCACAAAGATAATAAGGCACAAGCTGAGAAAAGCGCAGGGATTGTAGAGAGAGCTAACCAGTTCTTAAATAATGATAAGCCTAAAGGAATGGACTCTGAGAAAGTAGCGAGCTTCTTATCTACAGCAGCCAAGTTTGTAACTAAGAACCCAACTAGAGCTTTAGCTACCGCAGGAGCTGGCGTAGGCGCTGTATCTGGTGCAGCCGCTGCTGGTGATGGCAACCGTGTTCAAGGTGCTATTACAGGTGGTGCAGTCGGTGGTGCTCTCGGAGCCGCTGGTGGTAAGTACATGGCTAGTAAGGCAAACCCTGACATTGGTAAGTTAAAGTCATTTGCACCTAACCAAATTGCAGCTCAGAATATGACATCTAAAGTTTAGGAGGATTAGCGTATGCCCGTTATAACTGTAGACGATGTTCGTCTCTACCTTATGGATTTCGAAGATGTTAATATACCCCTTATGATTGAGTATCTTAGGGACGAGGATATACAGAAGTGCATAGACGAAACTGTATACGACTTTAATGAGACTCCTCCGATACTATATAGACAGTATACGCTAGAGGACTTCCCCTTTAAGAAGTTACTCCTTGATGGTGCAGTCGTAGAAGCCCTTAAGCTTACAGTGCTTAAGGAGCTTCGCGGCGAGATGCAGTACAACGATGGGGGCATAGCCTCCTCCGTGTACTATAAGAGTCCTCAGTTTACTGCACTTCGCCAAGAATACGAGCAGAAGTACGAGATAGATAAGCAGCGTCGTAAGAAGCACTTAAATATAGAGATGTGCTACGGAGGTACAAACTAATGAATTTCTTTGAAAAGGTAGCGGCATTCTCAGGTAAATATGGCTCTAAAGAGCATGAGGACTATGTAGCTAAGTGGATGCCACAACATCCCTCTTTCATACCTGGTACTGAGTACGGTATAACCGAAGACGAAGCTAGGCATTTATTTAGTAAAGACACGAAGCAGTCACATGCTACGGCTGAGCATGCTGAGAAATACTGGAATGACATAGCCGCTAAGCAGCAGTTTAAAAAACAAGCATCTGAGTACCTAGACTTAGCCACGTACCCTAACCACGTAGTCAACGCTGCGTACAACATATACTCACAGTTACCAGAGAAAAGCGCGAGCTTAGTACTAGGTGCTATGGATAGTACTACAGACGAAAATGCTAAACTAGCGTTCGAGGTTGTCGCGGCTGTATTGATTAAACAAGCTAACCCATTAGCGGCTGTAGGTAGTGCGGTAGGTGGAGCGTTATCTAGTGCTGCTAAACACGTAGGACTACACGGAGCTTTCGGTGCTGTATCTTTGGCCCCTAAGTTAACTCAGAAAACAGACAGCATATCCCAGGGAAGTAAAGTAACGCAACCAATGGAAGGAGTGGCACACTAATGAGCGCTAACCTACAGATATATACGAAACCAACATGTTTACCGTCTGAGGAGCTAATAGTAGCTGGTACGGACTACGACCTTACTATAGGGCCTAGCACTGGGTTAGACGGGGATACAGGTGACAGAGCAGACATCGTTTTATACATAAAAAACACGGGTGATAAACCTGCTATAGATATACGTCTCTCAAAGGATAACGATGTAGCGGATTTAGCTGAATTTAGGTTATCAACTGTTACAACGTATGCAAAGAACAATGTTAGTCTAGGCGACCTTCTACCTACAGAGGTTATGGCGCTATACGTACGTGTCACCGTTACTAAAGGTACGGTAGCAGCTCTTGTTGCACCTAACTTTACATTTAAGTTTAAGAGTCTACCTTAAGGAGGTGCACTTATGAGTACTATTAATCCCCACCCACAGGGTTCAGTATATGGTCGCGACCCCTACTATACAACCCTATACGGGCAGGAAGCTTTAGAGGACAGACAAGTTGTAGTACACGCTAATATTAGTATCATAGGTGGCTTTAAGCGGGTAGTACACGCCAAGTACCGTATAAAGGCGAGATACAGTGGTTCAGAGGCAAGCATTGAGGACGTATACTCATACGCTACCGTAAGGTATATGATGCTCGGCTGCCTCGACGGCCCTATATTCCCACATAAAACTGAGGCGTAGGTGATAACTTTATGGCTACTGTAATTGAACTAATATCTAGAACTGTGCAGGTTACATACGTTACTGACGAAGGTTGCGTATTAGTTAATGCTAAAGGTAAATTAAAGGTAGAGCCTATTACTGCTAGGACTTCGAAGATTATGTGGAGAGACATACCTGTAACAGACACAGAAGAGGTGTTCTACATACAAAAGTCAGGTAGTCCTACTAGTGGTTGGGTTACGATAGGCAGAGCAACCATATTGGACTCTGCTTTCGTAGACGAATATGCTAATAACACAATGAACAGGCACGATGTAGAGTACTATAGAATACTTGCGCCAACGTCGCTATACGTTATAGGCATTGCTAAAGTTGAAGGCTTTATAGATTTATATGGCGCAGAAATAGCACGTAGGCATAGTATAATTCTTAGACGAGGTCTAGGCGGTAATAAGACTTACGTATTTATAAAGGTGCGTAAAGGTCCAAGATGCCCAGATTGCTGGGATGAAATACTTCAACAACGTTCTAGAACCCAATGTGAGACATGTGACGACACAGGCTACATAGGAGGCTACTATAACCCTATAAAGACTTTTGTGTCATTTGGCCCTGAGCCAATAGCTATTCAGGATGAATTGGACGGTCCTACTACCGCACCAGATACGGTAACTGCTTGGACGAGCAACTACCCGTTACTCAACGTAAGCGACCTAATATACGAACCCAAAGGTGGTAGGTTTTGGGAAGTAACACAGAATAATATTACTATGCATAAGCGTGTAGTAACAAAGCAGGAACTATCACTTGTTAAACAGGAAGGCGATGACCCTGTACTGCGCTTAATACACCGCATTCCTGAGGAGGTAGATGAATATGGGCAAAGCATTTTCCAAGATGACACCCCGTATCGCTAGGGTGTTTACTATAGTAGCATTACAAAACTATATGGCACACCACCCTGAGTATCCGTGGAACCCTGATAGAGGTAAGACTGCACTATTTATACAGAGTGACTTCGCCAAGGATGCAAAACATCAGAACGTTGACCCTATAATAGTTGTGGAGGGTAGTGGTATAAACTACTCCCAAACAGGGTTAACAAACAATATGGCTAACTTCACAGTGGATAATTTATACCAAATGCAGACACATCATCAGTTTCTTGCAGAGAGTAGCATTAATATACACTGTATGTGTACGTCCAGTGACGCCGCTGAGGAGCTTGGTTTTGAGGTTGCAATGTTTGTGCAGTCTCTGCGCTTAATAGCCGCTGAGATGATACAGTTTCAGCATATAACAATGCCACAGCAATCTAAGGCGCAAGCAGTAGCTCGCAATGACTGGACAGGTAAATTCGACTCCATTGTGTCCTTTGGGTACAGCTTCGCACTTAGACGTAGACATACCCCTGTAGACAAGGGCGAGCTTCTAAAAATGATAGAGTTCTACCTAACACATCCTTTAGACACACCTATGCCTGGAGACAAAGACGCAGAAGGTAACCCTGTTAATATTGGTAACGAACCTGGAAATAAAGGTGGTACTAATACTGGTGGTCAGAACGGCAACTGGGGTGGAACAGGCGGTACTAATGACGAAGCTAACGCGGATGGTATAGATGATGGCTACGTTACCCTTGAGATGAAAATATCCAAGGATGACATCATTGTGGGTGAAAATTAGGTATAATAGTACGTAAGGTTAATTTTTAAAATATCTAAAGGTAGGTGTACATAAATGCCATTTACACGTCCAGCCATACACGTATACCAGAAGTTGGTGTCAGTTAATCCTTCAACGGCTACACCATTCTTTGAGCTATGCGTAGTAGGCCCTTCATACCAAGTATTAAAGAGCATAGCTTTCCCTAACTATGATGCGGCGGCAGCGTACGAATCTATATACGTTGACCAGCTTCCTGGCACCGTAGTAGATAAAGATTCTGTAGTGGTAACATTAAAGGATTCATACATGAAGATTTGGCCTTCAACTTCTGCATTAGAGCGTGAAGTAGAGGTAGCGTTATCGGGTGCTCTATCCACTATTTCCGTCAAAACTGCCGACTTCCCTGCGTATAGCTTCACAAGCTCTGCGGTTCGTATTGGTGACATAGTTAAAGTTACGTATACTGACGCATCCGTCACTCCTAGCAAAGTAACTAAGTACACTTCGTTTGTACAGGAAATTAACACCGTAGGTGACATCGTAACACTTAAACGTAACATACCAGCACCAACAGTAGACGAAGTCGCTGTAGTTACTATCGAGCGTCCTACTGGTAGCGACATCGTAGTAGCGCCTAGTTTACTTACTGTAGACGGCCTAGGTATTAAAGTTACTGTACAAGGTTCCTTGACTACTACGGTATCAAATACCAGCTATACTATCACTCGTGGTAGCGTTAAGGTTGACTACAGAGCACTACGTACGTACTTAGCAGGAGACTTCCTAACTATAAACAACATGAGCGATGTTCGTGCTAATCTAGGTGACGTTGACGCTGACAACCCTCTTGCTACAGCTTGTGGTATAGTGTTCTCTAATGCTAACGTAACATTCAAAGTATTACCTGTAGAAACAGACGACAATGAGGGTTACATAAAAGCCTTAGACCTTCTATCTACAAACGAAAAGGTATACGTAATTGTACCTTTGACCCAAGATAAAGATGTTGTATCCGCGTACGCTAATCATTGTACGACAATGAGTACTCCAGAGAAGAGTAAATGGCGCATAACCTACGCCAACCTACGTATGCCACAGAACAAGGTTATGGTAGACCGTAATGATGGTGAGGTAGCTAAAGGTGCACCCGCACAACCTCCTAGTGGAACTTTCCAAGGTGTACCTGCTACTAACTACGTAAAAGACATAGCTAACGGTATGTTCATTACAAACTCTACCCGTGTCGGTGACTTCGTAGACGTATACGACTACACTGAGGATGCTACACTTGGGGATTACCAGTACTCCTTGAAGATTAAAGAATTACTGAACGACACTGTTTGCGAGACTTACAGCGACAGATATGTAAAAACAGATGAGGGCTACGTAATTTCCACTACTTCGCCAACTATCGTTATTACAGCTAATGCTCCTGTAAGCTACGAAGTAACTCGGGTGTTAACTCCACAAGGTATCTCTGAGGCTATGGTAGACGTTGCAAAAAGCTTTAGCAATAAACGTTTACGTTTAGTACAACCTGACGTAGTAATGTTAAACATTAACAGTGTAGACTACATCATGCCTGGTTACTACTTATGTGTAGCTTATGGCGCGATGCGTGCAGGTTTCCCTCCACACCAAGGTTTTACGACATTAGGTGTTGGCGGTATCAAACGTATATTCCGTTCTAACAAGTACTTCAAAGATACACAGCTTGACGAGATGGCTGGTGGTGGTGTATTCTGGGTAATCCAAGATGAGCCTGAAGCCCTTCCATACTGCATCTACCAAACTACAACCGATACAACTCAACTTGAGACTATCGAGGATAGTGTAGTAGCTACAATTGACTTTGCTAGTAAGTTCTACAAGGATAACCTTAAAGCTGTTCTAGGAAGATTCAACGTAAACGAAATATCCGTTAAGTACGTTAGTGCGGTAATTAAGGACGTAACAGATAAAATGCTACGTATGAGCTACCCTTACATCGGGTCTATAATTCTTAGCGGTCAGTTAAAGACAATTACCACATCGGCTGATAAGATTATACCTACTGTTGTAATTAAAGTACCATTCCCTGTTAACGCAGTAGACTTATACTTAGAGGTGTAGGAGGAAGCACAGGTGTTACAGAAAATTATTGGAGCATACCAGAAAAACGTGGCTTCTATGGACTTAGTAAAGCGATTGATGAAAGACACATCAGTCGCCTCACACCTGTCTAAGTCTGACAAGTTACTTAAGATGAACCAGCACCAACAAGTACTTAGTGGTCTAGAGAACAAGCATAAAATGCTGACTGATGCGTACCATAAATATTCAGATGGTAAAAATATGGCTCGTGGTGGTATTAACGGGCTTAAGATGGCGCAGGAAATTTAGAATAATTAAGGTAGGTGAGACACAGTGGCATATAGTATTACACCAATCACAGCCCTTGGGGGCGTTCTTGGTACGAAAACTATAACTGAATTAGTAGCAGGTGAGAACACGCCACATACAACGTGGGTAGAACGTCTCCGTTTAGCTACTGATTTCATTACCCCCGATAATTCGCTAATCTGTGTAGCTGATAAATGGCTGCATGAGGATGTTGTGAATGTCACACCTATTGGTATCGCGCAGAGCTTTGGATACTCTGAGGCGCTAGCAGCTATGCTAGCCCCAGAGATTGGCTCACGTAGAAAGCGCGCTATCGTAGGTAGTTCACAGGGTGGTAGCGTAAATATTTCCAAGATGGTCTGCATGGGCGTAAGTCCATTGGCTATACTAGCACAGAATGGTAGTGCTATGGGAATAAACCCTGACCACTGGACAGAGAAAGAGTGGACGGCTATGATTGGGTTAAACAATGATAGACTTCGTACTCCAATAGGCTTAGTTGTTATAGAGGGAGCTCCTGATGGTCGAAACTACTCGGCTTACATGTTTGAGCAATGCTTAATGCAGGGGCAGTCAAGAGGTTTCCAAGCTGGACAGCATCTAGTAGTAGATAACTTCCAGTTAATATACGAGCAAATTGTACCACTATGGGGTGTATCCGCTGAGGAGGGAGTAGACTATGGCTCAACCATCTAACCGTATAGTAAGTTCAGAGCAACTTAGTAAGGCGGACTGGAGGAATCAGTTTCTCGAAGTAGCTACATCAGCAGATGATTTCGCATCAGGCGAGTGTTCTCTTGTATTAGCTACAGTACCTTTCCTACCAGCAGGCGATAACTTCGTAGACATACCTTTATACCCAGTAGGCTTAGCGCAGAGCTTCGCTTACAATGAAGGTTTAGCTGGTCAGATGGTACCTGAAATTGGCTCTTCACGTAAAATAAATACTGCTGGTACTGCAATGGGTTCAGGTAGTATCTCTAAACTAATAATCCACGGTAACTCATTGGTTGGTTCATTGTACAGACCTGCCATAGCTTTTATAAATAGCACCGAGACGTTATCAGTACTTAGTAGCAAATTAGTTGGCGGTGGAGGCCAAGCTGCATGGATTAAAGGTCTTATGGCTCAAGACGTAGATTTATTCTCTTCCGAGTTAACTGACTACGTAGACCGTGTTATAGCACAGGGTGGTCTAAACTCCATTCTTTACAAAATACCGTTTGGTCTTGTAGAGGTTAAACGTGACCCTCGCCAGCGTGTACTAGCTATAAACTTCTTAGAGCAATGCGGCCTTAGAGGAACACAGTCAGGCTTAAACGCAGGTCAGTTCCAGATGATAGACCAACTAAGCTTTGAGTTTGAACGTGTTAGACCTCTACTAGCTGCAGGTCCGTTTTCACTTAGTAATGATACTACTCTAGGGATGTAGGGATGTGATACCATGTGTGCTAGTTTTAACTTAACCCGTTTAGTGAATACTAGCGGACTTGCGGGTAAAGCATTTGATGAACTACTTAACATTGGAGCTAACACTGTAAAAAAAACTGTTATATCTAAAATTATCACACCCGCAGTTCTTGGTGTGGATGGGTATAGTACCTTTACTGGGGGCGGCACTACAAATGCGTATGCCGCTTCTTCTACTACCAGCGCTAGTTCAAGCCCTGATACCAGTACAAGTAATAAGGTACAAGTTAGCTCAGCAGGTGCCGCCACAGGTGCGTTTAAGTGGGTACAGCAGATGGTTACACCAGACATGTTCGCCACTCCTGATTCTTGTCTTATAGGTTTTGGTTCCCCAATAATGCTTGATAACGTTGCTGGACAGGACTTCAAGCTTATGGGTTTCTGCCAAAGTCTCAGTATAAATACAGGTGTTAATGTCGTAACTTTTAAAGAACTACGTAACGAGCGTACAATAGTTATACCTACTAAGTCTACACCTGGTTCTATAGGTATAGCTAGGTTGCTAGGAAACATGCCCGACTTTGTAAGCGCTGTAGTAGGCGGTACAGGGTGGCGCATGGATTCCCACGCAGTAGATTGTAAACAGTTATTCGGCTTAGCCATAATATTTATGTCTCCTAGTAGGAAGGATACTATATGTACGTTATATGCAGAGCGTTGCGCTGTACAAACTATGTCCATACCTGTACAAGCAGGTCAGTTCCAACTATACCAGAACATACAGATAGTGTTCGATAGGTTAGTTGATAACACTACTAGTGTTTCTAACAATACAGGCGGCTTATCTAGCTCGTCTATTGCAGAGTATAGCTCTACACCATCTATGGTTTCTGGTACGGGCACAGTTGTTGGTCCTAGCGGTGTTACAGACGCTACTATTAGTAGCCTAGGAAGCTCTGGTATCGATAGCTTCAACGCAGACAGCACCAACACAGCTAGCGCTACTGCTGCTGATGAGTTAGCCCGTGTCACGAACTCGCTGAAAGACCCTCAGTTCGAAACAACCGTTAAAGAGGCACAACGTACGAAACGGCAGACTGAGATAGAGTCAGAGGCTAAACGTATAGCAAGCTACACAGAATTAACTGCTGACGCTAGACTACAATTAACACTAGACTCTAACGCACGTATGAACGTTAAGTACAGAAGCTTAGAGCCGCTTACAGAGCGTGGTACAGATTCCAAGGGATACGTTATGGTAGGTAAATCTACGTAGGAGGTAGTTATGGCAGGAAACGCTCAGGGAACAATTGAATTGGGTATTGTTAATTCTTGGGACCCAGCAACTATGACTGCTGAGATAACGGCGTTCGACGGTTCGTCTCGCTACTATAATGTCGGTGTCGCTATGCAGTCATGTGATATAGGAAATGGGGTATATTCATTTACCCCTCCCAGCATAGGTGCCCCATGTGTGTTTACCAGAGTTAGCGGTGAAACAATGATACTAGGACAATATGCCCCACCTAATCTAGGTGGAAATGAAGGTATATCTAGTACCACAGGTTCTACCTTAAATAGGTCTGTTGAAGAGATGCCCAACGCAGACCATCTACCTGGTGACCAAATTATGACATCACAAAGCGGTGTTCAAGTATACCTTAGGAACATGGTATATGGTATCGAGATGTCACCTATATTCTACTCAATATGGAATTTAATGAATAGTGTATGGGATACTATGTGTAACATATTTAAGTTTAGCGCGCCAGCCGCTGACATACTAGTAGATGTTGACGGAGGTGGCAGCACTAACGTAGACATATCAGTTAGACGTAACGCGGGTGAGCGCAACGGTATCCCCGCTATAAACTTAAACATGGGTGCTAACGCAGGCGTTATTAACCTAAAGATAAATGGGCAGAGTTTTCTACACGTAGACATAGAACGTAATGTAACCCTTAATGTAAAAAAAATGACAGTAATTGGTGACGAGGTTAATATGCTCGGAGTTCAAGCTGTGAAGTTACCGTAAAAAAGGTGAGCTTAGCTCGCCTCTTTTGGTCTATGGAACTTAACACTTAGAGGGCTAATTCCATTCTCCATCATGGTTACGTATATAGCCATCATTATTAGGTACATAGCCCATTGTGGTTGTCCCATAATCATGCACGCTATGCTCGCGATAAATATTATATTTGAGAAATCGCTGTCTATGTTCATACGTTTATACCAAGTCCATTAGAGGTGTAAGTCTACGCCTCAGCATTAGAAACGGTTCAAGCTGTACATCAACGTCTGCACCATCGTCAGCCATTTTATCTACCATCAACATATACAATACACACATAGCCCCAATGTTACCTAGAGAGTCAGTAAGCTCTTTAGTGACTGGTATTTTGAGAGGGTTATCTGATGGTATGTTTGTTAAGCTACTTATAAGTTCCTCTATATCATTATGTTTGCTACTTTTAAATGCTTCCCTAATAGTTCGTACCTCGGCATCCGTTGCCGCTTTTACACGTTTGCACATATCAACATCGTGCGCCAGTGTTACTACTATCTCTTCCATTATTTCTTCTTTTTTCATATTTATTTCCCCTTTTTAATTTGTTATACTATGTATAGGAGGTTTTTACATGGGTGCTGTTTTAGTAGTTGGTGACCCAGATTCACATGGCGGTGCAGTAACTTCAGGTTCATCACGTACAACTGTTGCAGGTATAAATGTAGCACACGTTGGTAGTTCTGTATCGTCAGACCCACGACCTGGACATTCTGGAAAGTCAATCGTTGGACCCGCTGCTAGTGGTAAAACTACAGTAGGCGGTATTGCTGTAGCAGGTAATGGGGCGCCAGTTAGCTGTGGTGCTACAGTGTCAGCTACGCATAGCAGGACAACCTTAGCATAATAACCCACTACACCATGCTTATACCATTAATTTATAAGAATTTCCACTAAAAAAGGGAGCCGTTACGGGCTCCTTTTCGCATTTCTAAAATTAGCCGCTCTTTGTGCGCATCCGCACTTTTTAGTGCAGTATAGTTGGTTAGGTCTAGCGGCTTTAAATAGTATATTACAATTAGCGTTTTTACATCTTTTAACGTTTGAGGTGTTAATGTCTATGGACGCCCGAAGTAAATTGGTTATCATAGCTCATTTTAACTCCTTAATATAAAGTTATAAGAGGCTCTAAATATTGAGTACGATAGTTTGTATATCCTCTATCATTTTCTCTCAACCTAGAGCCTCCTAGGTGCCTTAGAATCGATTTTAACTTAAAATTTTATAGCGCTTTACTCTTTGAAGCTTAAGAGCCACTCTGGGCTAACTGCCTTAAATGATACTCGACCTCTAACTAGACCTTCTAGGCCGAAGTCTAACGTGTCTACAGGTGGTCTAAATACTAAACCTTCGCGTAGTACTTTAGGGTTAAGAGCAGACTTACCAGTAGATAGTTTTACTAAGGTATCAATATCATTAGTCATAGTGAAGTTAACATCGAGCACTGGTACTGTTTCAAGGTCTAGGTAGTCCATCATTCGTACGAACTCTGTATGGTCTACGTAGCGTTGTTTATCAATGTTAAACGCGTTGAAGAAGAATATGTGCTTCTCAGTAAGCTCAAGTTTATTACCCTGAATACCAGGCCCTGCAAGCTCACCTTGTAGTGCCCAGCTTCCACTAATACTACGAAGAATGTTCTCCATACCTAACTGCTTAGACACACCAACGTGCTCAAGCGTACGGTTGTTCATATCTAAGTCAACGTTACGACTGCAAACACCGTAGTCACCTTTGTTCATGTATACAGTAATAGACTGACCATCAATCTTTTCAGTTATAACGAACTTTTCACCTTTCCACTTATCTAGAAGCGGTTGCATTACTTGTACACGAGTTTCATCTGTCTTAGGCACGAATGGTGGGAAGCTGTCACCTGCGTTAACCGTTAGCACCTTGTATAACCAGTAGCAGTTGTCCCACAGCCAGTGCATTATAGGACTAGGAATCCATCCAAAGCGGTATACGCGTTTCGTTACTATTTTACCTCCTGCTCCTATTACTACAGGTTTAGGAGCATTGAATTGCTCTACACTTAAGAGCTTAGTAACGTCGTCACCCTCATCCACTTTTAGACCTGATAGAATAGACAACGGCATTACTAGACCTTGGCTAATCTCACCGCGCATTTTCATTGTTTTAATTTTAAAGTCCCTCTTACGTAGGAACTCAAACTCAGGCTTTTCAGGCACCTTAGAATCAATTTCGAAGTAGACACACAAATCGCCCACTTTCATGCCATCGTTTTTATTAATAATTACACTCCACCCTAGTACACGGGCTACCTGTAGTAAGTCTGTACCTGCTACATCCCTAATATCCAGTATTCTTTGTACACTCGCTAATTTTCTCATGTTTATACCTTCTTTCTTAATTTTCTAAGTCATGCCCATAGAATTTCTTAACGGCAGCACGTATACGCTGGTCCTGCCAACGTTCGTATTTCAAGCTTTCTTCTTCTCTGGATAGCGCCTTAAGCTCACCACTAGCGTTGTTTGTCAGCGTAAACGCTATGTCAGTCTTAACTAAAGACATAAATAAACCTAGCACAGCCTCTACAAAAAGACTTAATGCTAACAGCAGTCTGTACGATGCTGCTTTTAAAAGGGATAGTCTTGCTCTATGCGTATATGCTTTAATTACGTACATTTGGGCCCTCCCCTGAGTAGCGTACTTCTGGCGCTACATATTTAATTGGAATAACCTTGAAGTCATTGTTTATTTTTTCTAGGGTTATAGTTGTAGTCCGTGTTCTGCCCGTGTCCTCTGCATAGTGCGAAACATCGAGCTTTACGAAGCTGCTCGCTGTTACTATGCCACAAACTGGGTTCTTAAATTTCTCAACTATCCATACACCACTACCGACTGTGAATACTTTAGGGTCAAATACTTCCATTGTTGTTAGCCCGTTGCTCATAACGTTAGCTCCTCTCTGTTCTATCAAAATGACATAAGTTTACGAAGTACTGTGTTCCATGAGGCTGAAAGTGTCTCTTAAAAGACCTCACTGGGTCTAGGAAGTACTCGATGGGGCATTCATACACAGCTTTATCAGATATAATTTTTACTCTTTTAAAACCGTCAGCTACCATGTCAACGCAACGCTTGGCGTCGATACCCCACGCGGCTGTGCCTTCGCTTAGGGCTTGTACTAAAGGTTTACGCCCACCTCTGAACATGTGCTTCTCTTCATTCCTGTGCGATATAAACACATCATTAATAGTTTTACCTACACTACGGAATGTTCCATCCTCTTGTTTAATTACCTCACGGTTATCCACGTACATCACCTCTCATAAATTAGGGAGGAGGGCGAACCCTCCAACTTTACTACCATTTGAACTTGTATGCATCGGAACCTTTTTCTGCTTTGCGCTTTGCCCACCACTTACTAATAAACTTGTATAACCAATAGCAAATACCTGCAATCAAAGCAAGCTGAATAAGAGTAAGTATAATCATAAAGAAGCTACCAATTAAACTAGGGCTACTTTCAACTGGTTGTGCATAACCATTTTGTACAGGGGCACTACCTCTATTTAGCATACTACCTAAGAATAAACCACCTGCGAAGCTACCCATGCTTAGTCCACTCCCACTACTGGATGGGGCATGGTATACATTAGTAGTACTAGGTTGGCTTGGCTGTGTTGGTTGCACAGGCGTAGTTTTAGAGCCACCAAATGAGCCTGACGCTGATTTGTCAGTAGTAGATGTAGAAGGTTTAGAGCCACCAAATGAGCCTGACGCTGATTTGTCAGTAGTAGATGTAGAAGGTTTAGACGAAGACGATGAAGACTTTGAACCTCCGAAACTACCTGAGCTAGAGGATGACGACGATGGAGCGGCCTGCTTAATTAGCGACGGTGCGCTGGGTTTAGAAGTAGAAACACTTGTTTTAGACGAGGACGATGAAGACTTTGAACCTCCGAAACTACCAGCAGCGAATGCTAGGTTTGACATTAGAAATACTAAAGCGAGTACTAATATACCAATTCTACGCATGTTATAGTCCTCCTTTTAAGGTAAACGAACCAATGTTATCTGTCACTAATACCTCTGTGTCACCGTTATCCTGGTCAGCGCCATAGAAACGTTCGCTCATTATCTCCATGATAGCCTCTTGTGCGTTTTCAGCCTGAATACTTACTAGTACTTGACGACCACCTACGTGTGCTACTAATTTTACTGTTTTCATTTTAATTACCTTCCTTTTCATATTTTGTGCCTATCTGTTCGAATTTATCCTTACCAGTTACCCTAAACTTTACATCATTAAAGGAATCTTCACCAGCGTGAATACCACCCCATATAGCTGTACCTGCGTAACGACCATTGATATGCACCGAGTACTGCACACCCAATTCTAAACCGCCACATAGACCTAGTGACTCAATGGAATCCAAGCATGGTGCGTATATTCTGTCACCCTCGACTCTACCTAGTAACCTACAACCCATCTTATTCCCCTCCAAGCATGATATGTGAATATCTTTATCATCGCTCATTCTGCCACACAATCCCTAGGAGACTTATCATCGCGCATCCGTAAGAACTGCGGGTGCCTAAATGCTCCTGCTTTAGTAGGCTCCATAGCATGTATTTCCATAACCCTACCTAGGTAAGACCCCTGGTTCTTAGTCATGTCTAAGCGGAGTGCATCTGTGAAGCCGCTGCATGTACCTTTTCTTACTATCTTACCATATGGTTTATCATACTGACCAAATATTACGGAGCCTATTTGACCATCATACTTTCCTTTACCTGATTCGAAGCCCATGATGATAACGTCAATAGGGTAGTCCTTCTTAACCTTGTACCATACGTGTTCAGGCCGCTTATCTACGTGGTATGCAGCATTGACGTTCTTTAACATTATGCCCTCTTCACCTATTTTTAACATGTGGTCGAGGAAGTTTCGTTTATCGCCGTAATGTACGTACGATAGGTCTATGTGGTTGCTATGTAACAAATGGCCTAGATACAGCTTCTCTAGTATGTCCCTTCGCTCTTTCCACGGAAGACCTGTTACGTCCTTACCATTGTAGTGAAGTACATCGTATACGCAGTAACGTATAGGATTACCCTCTTGACGCGCCAAGGCTTTAGCAGGTAGGGCTCCCATTACGCTAGTAACGAGGTTACTGTTACCTCCTGGATAGTAAATCTCACCGTCTAGTATTGTACCAGATGGTAGACGTTGGAGTTCTTTCTGTATGTGTGGTACATTGTTAGTTTTCTCAACAGGCATACCATCTTTAACCGATAAACGTCTACTGAACATTCTACCATCAACACTTAGGTACCTAGCACCATCAATCTTCTTCTCTGCTATGTAGTCATCGCTATCGAGCAGCATATCTTTCTTTTTACCGCAGTCTTTAGCGTTCATAGGTAGCAGTGGGTTATCCCAACCGTAATGCGCCATTATTTTTATCACTTCATTGCCTGTCTCACTCGTCAGTCACCACCTTAATTAGCATACCATCAGGCCACGTTGTTAGTACCATAACTTTCATTTTACGTTCAGCAACGTCACCACTGTCAAACATGTATAGTTTATCAACTGACATACCTCTGAACGCATCTACGCCACCAGTTGACCTAGACCACGCTATTGCCTTATTTGGGAAGGCTACGTAGTTTTTATTATCCGCAGTAGCAGGCATCTTAACTTTAAACTCTGCTACAATAGACTTTGTTATAATACGTGCCTCGTCGAGGTTCTTGTGCGCTATGATTATACGTTTACCACATACAATGTCCCAGCATATAGCATCCATAACTACATTGGAGCCTATTATACTATTTTCCATACCCATAAGCTGTACCTCCTTATGTCCCATCTCTGTAAAACACTAACGCCGTGTAAATTGTGTATCCATTGTACCCCAACTGGTACTGCGTCTCCACATACTCTTTACCATTAGTCTGTGCCATACGTAACGCATCTCGTAAATCGATATCGAAACTCCCTTCTGACATGCTACTTACTAGTATGTGCTTTACCATTTTTACACCTCCTTACTTTTTAAGTTAAGGTTACATAGAGCGTCTACTATATTCTCTGAGTAAGTACTCATGGCACCTTCTATAGCCAGCACCGCCGTAGGATGAAGCTCTTTTATCTCTAAGTTCTTAGCTAGATTTATAAGCTCAAACCACATATCTTGGCAGTTATATAGTATTTGAACGTTAGATAGCGGCTTAATTTCTTCCCCACTAACAATAGGTAATGGAGGCTCTTGTTTTTCAACAGCTTCTAAGGCATTAGTACTTACTAACCCCAGTACTTGGGGCTTCTGCTCTACGGTTAACTTTTCAATCCTGGACTCTATCGCAGGTATAGTCTTAGCTGTTACGTATAAGTACTCACCATTAGCCATAGATTTAGCGCCTACTAACTTTTTTATGTAGCAATCAGATACTAACTTTCTAAGTACAGACTGTACAGATTGGAGGCTTAAACCCACTCTCTTGCCGCTGTCTGCTATCGTTAGGGCTGATAGAACCCCAACATGACCTGCGACTATCAATGGCCTGATTTTGTCGAGTATATACATATGTAGGCGCATAGACCTCGAGAGTGACGAGCCGTACCTCCTTGCTACAAACGTTACCAATTGGTCGCTACTAACGTAAGCGTCGTCGTAGTTGCTTGCTAGTACCAGAGTATGCCTACTTTTACCTATGCTAACTGGGACCTTCAATGAGTATGTACCATAGTTTACTGTTTCCATTTTATATGCCTCCTTGTAATTTAAAGGGCGACTTTCGCCGCCCAGTACTAACTAAAACTTGATTTCTTCCATTGTACCGTACTTTGGACCCATTTCAAATTCTGCCACTAAAGGTATGATGTCTAAGAATTTAAGACGCTCACCTCTGAAATGTGGGTTTTCTAAGCAGTCCTTTATAATAGGCAACGCTTCATCCAAGTAGTCATTGCGTACCTCTATAAGCACAGAATCGTGTACCGTTGCGACTAACCTAGCTCTGGTCATATCAAGACGTTTACGGATATTCACAATACCCAGCATCATAATATCTGAACCAGCAGACTGTATAGGTGTGTTAATAGCCATACGTAGAGCACTGGCTTTTTCTTTCCACACTTTACTCTTAAGCTGTGGCAACCAACGACGACGACCAAATAGCGTAAAAGTATAACCATTCTTAATAGCGAAGTTCTGCATATCCTTTAGCCATTTGCTCAATTTCTTGAACTGTGCGTGGAAGCGGTCAATCATTACTTGGCACTCTTCGTCAGACCATTCTTTACCTTTAGACCGTGTTTTGGAGTCAAGGTCGAATTTAAGGCCCCACTTAGACATGCCGTAGAGCACCCCAAAGGATACTGATTTAGCAGCAGTACGTTTGTCTCCGTGTGTATTCTTAATTACCTGTAACTCATCTTTAAGCACCGCTAAACGCCATTCCTCTGAGTCCTTAAGAAGACCCATAAGCTTAACCTTTTCCATAATAGCAGTTAAGTCACTTACTATATTGAAGCATATCTTAGCGTTTAGACTATGCATGTCAATACCGTTACTATAAGAATATACCAATTCAGGGTCATTAGATACTATACCTGCGACACGCATCTCTAGCTGTGATTGGTCAGCCTGCACTAACGTCCAACCCATAGGCGCAACGATAGCATTCTTTACCTTGTACTCTACTAAGTCATAGTAGCCTACGTCATCTTTAGACATTGCTCTTGGTAAGTTCTGTAGATTAGGTTCATCAGAGCTCAGACGTCCAGTTTCTGTACTGTTTAACCAGTAGTTGGCTCTTAGTCTGCCATCGTGTTCAACCTTTGAGAAGTACCCTTTGAAGTATGTATTGCATAGTTTAGATGTTTTACGATACTTACGCATTACAGCCGTGAATGGTGTGTTGATTCGGTCTAACGCCTCATCGTCCGTAGGATACGTATCCGAGTTTGCACCATATGGGTTTTTGTACTCTAGTACCTCATATAGTAGTTTTCCAAGCTCTTTAGGTGAGTTCCAATCGTAGCGTCCCCCAGCTAGTTCTGTCAACTGTGCGTCGTATCCTTCTAAAAGGGACTCTAGCTTAGGTATGGTGTCTTTTACGAACTCCTGGTCTATAAGAACACCATTTATCTGGAGGTCGCATATAACGTATATAGCCTCAGCCATAAGTTCAGTAACGCTATTCATGTTGTACTCAGACAACTGTTTGTAGAATAGCTTATAGATTTGAAGAGTGGCATCGCAATCACATATGTTATACGTAGCCAACGTCAGCATATCTATCTTTTCCCACTTAGTTCTTATTACCACACCGTCTTCGTCTACATCGTCTTCGAGCTCTTTTACCTCAGTCTCATACGCACCTAAGTCTGTATGTTCCTGTGATAGGGGCTTAAGACCATAGCCGTACTTACCCCTTGTCGGGTCTAATGTATACGCCATTAACATAGTATCAGCCACTAAGCGGTTAACTATAATACCGTGTACTACCCTCATAAAACTTAAATCGAATGTGGCGTTGTGAAATATAAACCTAACGTCAGAGCTGAATAACTTTATAAGTAGTGGTAGATAACCATCAACGTTTTCCTCGAAAGGTACGCATAGTCCGTAACCAGTGGCCCAACTGAATGCGATACTCCGCATCCTAGCCCTAGAATCAAATAGGTAATGTCCACTGGTCTCGATATCGCTTGCCACTATAAACTTATCTTTATTAGCTATAACCTTGTCAACCCAGATAGCGAACTCAGCAGGTGTCTCTACTAAGTTATAGTGTTCTGGCGGTTTAATTTCAACGTTACTGCAAAACTTCTCAGCCTTTTTAAACGATGAGTAGAACTCTGTATTAAGCGATATATCGCTTAACATCTTATCTAGCGGGTACGTTACAACTAGTTTAGGTTTGCACCCCTTTAAACCTGATACGTCAAAAACCCCGTTTTTTATATGGTCTAGTTTACCTGCCATGTTAAACACTGTAGCAGGGCCTTTACCTAGACATAGAATAACATTAGGTTGTATTGTTTCAAGTTCTGTACGAAGGCTAGACTCACAACACTCAATCATAAGCTTCGTAGGTGCCTTGTTGTGCCCGCATTTAACTACTGGTGTAATGTACACAGTGTCTACCTTTATGTTACGTAAAGCGTTGTTAATCAACACAAGCTCTGCGTCACTAAACACTGTACGTGGACCTCTAGCGTACTCAGCTAGTACTACTATTATTTTCTCGTCTGCGCTCTTACGCTTAGGAGGCTTTAAAGTGAAGAGGGGGGTTTGCCCCTCCTTCCTTAGTTTACATTTTCGGCAGTTATTGCCATCAGTTAAGGATAGCGCCGTCTTCCTCAAACCGAACTTCGCTACTCGCATATTCGGAATCATCGTAACCTTGGTCACTCTCTTCTAACACTCCCTTCTGAAACTTAAGTACTCTAAAACTGCTACCATCTACTTTTATTACATGCGAAGGCTTATCCCCTTGAGGTATCAGCTGCCTAGCGTGAATAAGCTGGTCGTAGATAGCACCCGCAGAGTATTTAATTGGAGTACCTGTTAGACGTTGTCTCAAGGTGTTCGCTTCTGCTAAAGCAGTACTTCCTAGTAAGTAAGTGTAGTCTGGACATATCCACCCTAGCCGTTTAGCATGGTCATCATGAGGTGTACTGTTAGCACCTTTTATACCCTCTAAGTAGAAACCACCCGACGATAGTAACTCCCACACCATGTCAACAAACAACGAACCAGCTTGCTCAGCTTTGGTTGTTCTATCCATGTTCTTAAGTGTCTCTTGGGCTACTTCGTAATACTTAGGAGATAAGTCCTCAAAGCCCATAAACTCTGCGAATATGTCCCAAGCTAATGAGTTAGCCGCGAAGTTCTCTCTAATACGAGAATGTGATGCAGGAAATATCTTCTGTTTCTCCCGTATTATGGCTATCAGTTGGTCTTCCTTATACTTCTTCTGAGCCAGGAACTGAATGTACTTAGCCATTACTCCTGGTAAGTGCTTAGAATGCATTTGAGACCTTGTTAAGCGGTCACTATCACCAGAACCTTTTACCTGTAACAGCAATGTTCTAGCAAGTACGGATGCTTCACCTGATGGTGTATCCTCTGCTGTAACAGTCATAACGCCCCTAATGTGCCATGTCTTCTGGTTACTAGTATCACTACGTAGACGAGAACGACCATGTCTATCAGCGTAATTCTGCATAAGAGTTGTTACCTGCTTATCGTTTACGTCAATCTTTTTGTAATCGTCGATTACGTAGCTAACATCTTTTAGGAAGTACCCATTCTTCTCAATTGAGTTAACTGTAGAACGAAATGTCTCAAAGTCCGCAGTTCTAAAGTCACCCCATAAGCAATTAAGTAAACCCATATAAGATGTTTTAAACGAACCAGTTAACCCTTGCACCCATAGGCAGTAAGGCTTAGTATCAGGCATAAAGTGTAACAATGGCCCCAAGAACATATGCGCTATAGCAGGTAGAGTTACATGGTAAGGGAATACTTTGAGTACGTCCTCCCTTATTATCTGCTTTATAAGAGCCATGTCAGCAGGAGGTGGGGCAGTCTTATACCGAGTAAACATAGATGGATTAGTAGGCAACTCGACTCTGACGTTCTCTAAGTCGTGGAATCCGTCCTCGTCTATGTAACCATTAGGCATTAAGAACTTGCCTTCCTTCCACCCTGTGTGCGTATGCACTAGCTCCTCTGACTTAGCTCTTCCTGTTTTAGGTAGAATAGCTGCTGCCTCTTTTACATACATAAGGTGCTTAGGCTTAACCCACATATCTGAACCTAGTTTATCAAGTATAAAGGCACTAAACCTTTTATCATCGTTATAGTCACTAGCACTTAAGCTTACTGTCATTTCCTTATGTGCCATTAGCAACCTAAGGACTAAGTGTCGTACTGTTTCCCCACTACCATCATCCATTATAAGGTCGCTATCGTTCTCGATTATAACGTTGGATATAGGGTCCCACATCGTTTCACCTTTCTTAAGTGGTATGCTCATTTGTATACCAAAACCTTCGGTTGTAAGCACTTTACGATAACGTACTCTGTCGTTGTTTTGCACTTCCTCCCAAAGACTATTGAAACTAGCACCAGTTATAGGCGCGTAAGCTTTTAAGAATAGCTCACGGTTCGTAGGGGTAAGCTTCTTAGCGTATGTTATTACTTTTTCCTTTGCATGACTCTGCTCTTCTAGTGTTCCGTTTTGAACCTCTTCGGCTAGGCGTTTGCCTATCCATGCAAATGCTGGGATACGCTGCCTATACGCCGTTTGCAAGTCATCAAAGTTATGACCACCAGACCAACTAGCAGGGTCATCCCCATCAGCGTAGTCTTCTGGTATTATAATGAATGAATGCGGATGGTTCTCTGCAATACTAAAGGCGTACTCAATACCAGGACCATCGTTATCTGGGAATGTGTACTGGTTCTCTACACCCATGTTCGTCAGAATCTCTACACCTTTATCCATCGTACCACCTGAACCGAAACAATACAGAGGCTCTATGCACTCAGGGTCGTAATCCCTACACATAGAAAACACCGCTAAGCAGTCAAACTCACCTTCAACGATGATAGCGTGCTCTGTGTATAGTCCTTCCATAGATGCAGCGAAGAATCCTTCACGAGACTTAGCCTTATGGCCTCCTAAGTATATAACAGCCTTCTCTTTATCATCCTTTTTCTCAGACAATACATTACGCAGTTTAATACGACTAAACTGGTCATGCGCTGAACGATAGAAGAACGCTATAGAACCTTCTGCTATATGCTTAGTATGTGACATTGGAAGTATTTCTTCCGCTACAGCCTCTGGTACATTGTTCGTTGCAATCCATACTTCAACCTCTTGCACTGTGGGGTAATACCCTATAGGTGCTAGTGGAATTATCGCAGCTCTAACGTGCCTACTCGCTATATAAGCCCTCAACCCCGCAGCCCGTGGGTCGTTTATGAGTAAACTGTTAAGCCACTTGTAAAACGCATGGTATACCTCATTTCGTGCGCGCTCTTTAGCTTCTACTTCAGTTTCTTGCATGTACCCGTGTGATACTAGCCACCTGTTAGCCGCATCTTTAGCCATACCCTTATTAGAGAGCATTACGGCGTCTATGTCGCTACCACTAGCTTGACACGCAAAGCACTTAAACCTTACCTTACCTCTTGCATCCTTGTAGATACTTAGTGAACGGGTTCTTTTATCCGCGTGGAAACAGCAAAACCCTAAGGCTGTGTCACCCTTTTTCTTCCACTTAAATGAATGGCTCGGCTGCAAATCGTCAAACAGTTCTATCATACTTGTCGCGCTCCTTAAGTCCTATTCGTCTGTTCTTACCGCACTACCGTTAAAGGTGTCGTCTTTAACCTTAATGATGTCATCAACATTTAATACAACATCTAACGATACGTCGCATATCTTTAGTAAAGCTGTAACTGGTTCGTTCGGAACGATAAGAATGTGCACCGCTGTAACACCGTGTATAGGTTTACCCTCGCTGTCCAACACTAGCGTATTCTCAGGTGTTCCGTCACTTACAATTTTTATTGTATTCATATACTATCATACCTCCAGTTGTTTGTAAATAGCAAAAATGAAAGCAGTAATACTAAAAGTGTAACCTCCCAGTACTACTGCTAAAATTAATTTTTATGGTGTAGAATCGCTGCCGTTTAGGGGCACTCCCCTTTAAAACTGCACCATCTGCAAGCTACCCCTTTGGTTCTTTCCCAGTTATCCGTCTCGTAAGCTTTCACTATACGGTCTTCCAATATAGACAGTAGATGTAAGTAACGCTTACCGAACTCTTCCATCTCTTTCTGGTTTACGCCAGCCCATACTATTTTATTGTGACGTACAAAGTGCAGTGCTATATGCGCTCTTTCCCATTCGAGATTAAACATTCTGGTCAGCATCAAAACATACAAATTTAGCTGAGTATGGTCTTTTACAGCGTTAGCACTTATAGCACTCTTACTACTTTTATGGTCTATAACTATGAGCTTCTTGTTAGCTTCGTCTAGGGCCCATAAGTCAAAGACCCCGCGTATGTACGCGTCTTTAGCCATGAACCCTGTCTTTTTGAAATCCCTAGTCATAGCATACTTTTGCTCTATAGTAGCCTCAAGAGAACCTTTACTACACAGGTCAGTCCACCGCTTGTTGAAGTCTACTATGTTATTAGACCAACTGTAGATTTCTGGGTCTACCCCACCTTTATCGTCTAGCCTTGCTATAAGCTTATCTAGGCTCGTGTTGCGGGATACTATCTCTTCTGCCATAATGTCGTGGAAGGCACTTCCCAGTGACAGTGCGTGTGATGCTTCCTTCACTCCATCTCCATAAACACGGCGGAATTTGTGCATGCATTGAGACGCGCAGTCGGCCTTACTAGTTGACCATACGAAGTCTAAAAGTTTACTGTAGTCCTTTGGTTTACTCATTTATTACCTCCAATGGGCTGTTTTCGCCAAAATATTTTAGTTCACCTTTACGCCTGGCGGCTACAGCGTCATCGAAGTTATGGTAGTAACCAAGACTCTTGGTCTTGCCCCTAACCATTATCTGAGAAAACCATTTCTTAGAATTTTTACTCCATGTTACACCGCGCACACCAGACGTATTGCTGCTATGCACTTTACTATTTATACTATTAATGTCTTTCGTGGCAACACGTAAGTTTGTGCGTACATTATTAGCTCGTACTCTGTCTATATGGTCTATTAGCTGACCTTTAACCGCGCACATTATAAACCTATGTAGGTATACCTTTTTACCATTTATATGAGTAGCTATGTACTCGTGCTCTCCATCGAGATACCATGTATATTTTGATACTCTTTCAAGGTCATCTATACTAACGTAGAAGGGCTCACCATAGACGGTGAAACCCGTTGCTACGTCATTATACATGACATACATGTTACCTTTGGGCTTCTTACTCTTACGCATATCTACCGTATCTCTGTCGGGAAGTCAAAGTCAATTAATATGTCCTTCCTCGATGCAAGGTAATCAGCTAGATGTACTAGGAAGGATATACGGTTACCAGGCTTATTAGCACCCCAAGAGCCCATGTGTGACAGTACTAATTTGGCTATTGAATCACCTGTTTCTTCCATATCATCAATTAAAGCTGCGCATTTGACGATTTCGTCGTGTGCTACTTTAGCGTGGTCTTTAACTGTGTGCCCAGTTTCACCCTTACGTCCTTGTTTAAACGCATCATGCAGTATTGTAGCTGATATCATTTTATCCCTAGTTATAGGGTCGATACGTAGGTACTCTAAGCTAGTAATGTGAACTACGAATTTTACAGCGGCTATAGTATGTCGTACTAGCCCTCCGTCGCCCAAAGCATACACTGGATGATACTTACCACTTGAACTAGCTGGTACTGTACGGAAATACTCAGGCACTTCGTTATCCATCATGTGCTCGGTAAACTCTCTAATGGCCTTATTCTTTATAAGCTTAGTCATACCTCTGAGAGTAACGTAATCTTTAATCGCATCGTGTTCACCGTATTTAATGTTTGACATTTTGTTTACCCCTTTCTGCTGCCTCTTGTTTTGAATATATACTGATGACGCTCCCATTTGTCGAGAGCAACCTGGGCGAAGTCATCGACAGCATGGGGTCTTTTCAGTGTGTAATTTTCGAACTTACCGTAAACTGTATGTATGACTAGTGTCGAGTTAGACTTACTAATAACAAAAACGTAGTCTTTTATTTTTACTATTAGCCTACCTCTTTTAGCAGGCTCTAACACTAAGTACCTATTGTTCTTAAACATCTGCTCTATATAGTGTTCCAAGTTTCTAACATCAATTTTATCATCAATTCGTTCAGGCCATCGGTAAAGCACATGCGACTTTACCTTAATGTTCTTCATTTAATAAGTGCTAGTTTAACAACAATGATTAGGGCCATAGCCACTACCCCTATCATCATCGTAGTGCGGTGAGTAGTCATAATTGCCAGGCCCTCGGCTAGTGTGACTTACCTCGCTTCGTTTTGGCTGTTTAAGGGTCTTTGTTCTTTTGCAGTTATTGCAGTCTTGACTTACCATTTGACAATCAGGGCAGTTATACCCTTTATGCCTAGCGGACTCGTTCATACCACTTTACACCCTCTTCCTGTTGTCCATCTTTACGCCTAGCTTCTGAGAATAGTTCGTACTCAGACCTAAAGCTCGGGTTGTATGCGTTATCGTTACCATGTACCTGTTTCTGCAAACCGTCCAGTGCAGTATCCTCGTACACGACTGTTCCACCTCTATCAGGCCAGCAGCTACAACCAGACACGGCTATATACGCGTATCTATTGTTAGCCAGTTTAAATACTGCGAACATATCTATTTCGTAAGAAGCACTCTCGTCTATCTCTGCTAAAACCTGTATAGGCTCTGCAGACAATTCAGGTTCTTGCGCAAAGAAGGAGTACTTATACATTTCTCTTACCATTAGCGCACCTTCTTTCATACTTTAAAAAAAAAGTAGACGGAGGGGCACTTGGCCCCTTAACCATCTACAGTTGGTCGCTTATAAAAGCGCATCACCGTTGGATTCTACTTGCTCAGTAGTAGCTGCGTCTCCAGCATCTTGCAATGCTCCGAACTCAGCGTCTACCGACTGCCCCTCGTTAAGGTTAGCGTAGAACTCATCTAGGCTGCTCTTGCGGAGTTCCGTTACTAGTTTGAAGTTAGAAGACAATGCAGGGAAATGCTCTCTGTCTACTAAACCAACAGGTTTTACTTCAAACACGAAGTAGTAGCTATTACTAGCTTCATTCTTCAAACGTTTAGTACTCAGTTTAAATTTAACACCGTAGATAGGAAGCTTATTCTTTTGGCACTCTGATTTAAGAGTGTTCTCTAGAGTTCTGCCTACTTTGTAGTTAGATTTAGCGAATATTAAACGATACATTTCATCTGGGTTTTCCGCAGGCGCTACAACGAAGAACCGTTGGTCTTGGCACTTATCCTTAAGGTTGAAGTCACGGAATGCGCACTCAGCACACTTGCCGTATGTACGACCACAAATATTATCTGGAGAGAAACACTCAATAGGCCCGTTATCTCCGCGAGGAGGGAACTTTGTTCTTCCAGGCCATAACTTGTAGGCGATTAGTTCAATCTCTGCACCTAAAGGCAATTTAGTAGTGTTGTTCATCAACACACCAGCTTTAAGTCCTTCAATTTCACCTTCTACTACCTCAGGGGTTTGTGATTGTGCCAGTGCTAAAATAGGTAAAGTTTGAAGCGTAATCGCTGACTCTTCAAAACCCTCCATACCATATTCTTCGACCTCAGGAGCTGCGTTTGTAGTTTGTTTAGCCATTTTACATTACATCCTTTCGTTTACACGTTTTTTGTTTGACGTCTTAGTATACCTTTTTTCTGTGGGAAATTCTAAAGCCCCACCGACAAACTTAGTATATCATAGCTATTATGCTAAGTCAATACTAAATTTAATGATAGGGCTTTAAAATTTATAAATGCTGTATTCTATAAGTCGTTATCACGTATAGAACGTGCACCACAACAGCATCTCACTCGTAACGTTCTGTGCCACAATACGTCTGGGAGGACGCCTAAACCTCCATCTGTCCACGTGTTCACGCTGTGATGGGAATTGAACCCACGATTATGCCGTCAAACAGCACGCCTTAAACCACTTGGCTACACACCTACTTACATGGGTCGAAGCAGACTTTCTCCGCTCAGCTCATAGTTTACTCTGGTGGGACGGTCAACCCCACATCCACACACTAAACCTCTATAATGTTGGGTATACACCCCGCCTACTCACACGCAGAGCCACGGTAAACTCTACGTGTCTGGGCTATTCTAGTGGTAACGTATGTATTGCTATACGTATACTTTATCCTGCGGGCGCTAAGGCCCTTGATTTTCCATGGTCATAACCTCCACCTAAGCGTCCATTGTACTTAAGCTTCTTTGGTGATTTAGTATGTAGTGGCGACCTTTCCACTTTCAGAGTTAATATAGTAACATACGCCTGACTGGAGTCGAACCAGCATCCAGTGTTACTGTACTCTACCAGGTTGAGTTACAGGCGCGTTGAACTACCGAATTAATCAGGTTTATTATCATTACATACAAACAAGTTTGAAGTATTTATAGGAGATACTGCTGTTACAATTGTTGATGTGTCGAAACCTAGTTCATCGAGGTAAGCTACAGCAGCTTTGGGTTTCATGGAGTAACATTTATCTACTAATGCTTTATACTCAGAAGTTACAGCTCTGTATTTCTCTATAGCAGCCATAACTATGGCGTGCTCCTTAGGATACTTATCTTTATTTTTACTAATAATGAACCCTACGGCATGTAGTGGTCCACCGCCACTGGTATACATCCCATTCCACTCAAACCCACTAGTAGACACAATAACTGTAACAAAGTCACACTTATTCTCTTTATACACGTTCTGTAGGTTATACGCAGCTACTATATACTCGGCTGCCTCTTTATGAATCGCCTTTAACTTTAGGTTACCCGCTATTAACACAGCTAGTTCAACCTCGTGTGCCTCCAGTATACTCTTAAGAGCTTTCTGCTGACACTTACATATCCAATTCCGTATATCTGTCTTTGTTACCACTTATACTCCCCCTAATTCTTCTTTAACTGCGGCTCTAAGTCTAGAGCGCGTTGCTTGATGGTGTACCTGTTTAGCCCGACGTTTAAAACGACATTTACTGCTTACACATAGTTCCTCATAACCTTTTCGTTCTTTGTTTCCGAAGATTTTCCACAAGTCCATGAGGCACCTCCTACTTTACTCCTTAATTCCATCCCTAATACGAGTTAGTATCTCACCTAGCAAGTTCTGACCAAGCCACGTATCTCTATTTAAAGCACGTGGGTCGTCCTCTGCTAAACCAATACCCCAAATAGGGTCTACAGGGCTAGCCTCAACTAGAGTAGTACCCCTAGTGGCTAACAAGGTCCGTTTAAGATGCGCGTTTTGGTTAAACTTAGCGTAGTTAGCATCGTAGACAATCTGCTGGCATATGTGCTCCCAATGTGATGCATCGAAGTTCTTGACACTTCTTCCTAATCTTTTCTGCATATTAGGATTCGTAGCCTTCATTATCATCTTCATTATGTCTATGTCATTGAAGTACTCTGCTTTCTTGAACATCATGTACTGCTCTGCACAATTAAACTCTACTCCAGCAATTCTGTACCTTGACGGGTGCCACTGTGAAAAGGGTGATTTAGTACGCCAGAAGAATGTAAACTGCTCGTCCATTACTTAACCTCCTTTTTAAAATTAATAAACCCATGTACTGTTAACCTTGTTAGGCGTTCAGTACACGGGTAAACTTAGTTGGAAGCGGGAGACAGGTTCGAACTGTCGTACTCGGGGCATGAACCCGATAAGTAGCCTCTACTTTATCCCGCATGTGGAGCTCCGTGACAGAGTCGAACTGTCGTAGACGGTTTACAAAACCGTTGCACTACCACTATGCTAACAGAGCGTATGGTCTGGATGACAAGACTTGAACTTGTGACTTCTCCCTTCCAAGGGGAGCACTCTACCAACTGAGCTACATCCAGAAAAATGGAGGAACAAGTAGGATTTGAACCTACGGAGCTGTTACACCCACTTGTTTAGCAAACAAGTACCATAAGCCTCTCGGACATTGTTCCTTATATGGAGGAAGGTTAGAGAATCGAACTCTATAGGCTGTTACGCCACGACAGTTTTCAAGACTGCTTCACACCATTGTGCTACCTTCCGTTTATAACTGGTGGACCTGGCGAGAATCGAACTCGCGTGCCGAACAGTGCGCATTGGCTTTAAGCCCAGACGAAACCATAACAGGCCCACTTGGGGAGAAGTGCGGGAATTGAACCCGCGATAACGCATTCACAGTGCGCCGTGTTAGCCATTTCACCAACCACTCCATTAACTTCTCATTAGGTGTAGTATAACATAAACAACTTTAACTTGTCAACACTTTTTTAAAATTATTTTGCAGGTACTACTTGCATCTGCGCGTGCGTGTGATTTGGGTTTAATATGTAAACTCTGTCACCATTGTATTTGTTTACACCTACTACTAATGTAGTGTACGGCCCACCGTAGTTAACCTCACCAGTCCATTCTACAAATTCATCAGCGTTAGCGCCGACAGGAGAGGTCCACATTGAGTACCCAAATACTAGTGCTATAATTAATTTCTTTAACGTCATTTCTACACCTCCTTATATTGTTCAGCTCGTAAATTATAGTATAATACTTTATCTCCTGGGTATGAAAACTCTATCCTTGCATAATCTTCGTGCACACTCACTACTTCACCCTTTTGGCCCTTACTCCATATTTTCTCAGGTGCTCCTATATCAAAGCCTCTTTTACCTCTGTCATCGAAGCTTCTGTGGTACCCGTCTGATGTAGCTACAACTTTGTCTCCTACGCTTAGTGCCACTATTACACCTCCTTATTATCTGTCGGTACAAACTTAACACACGTGCCATCTACTCTACAAGGTTTGTAAAGTGCTATGTTGCACATATTAAATCTAAGGCTTACTTCCGCACATATTAGACACTCACTATACCAGTATACAGGTATCGAATATAGCACTAGTACAACCCCCTATTTCTACGATTTAGGTAGGTTATAATTAGTGCGTTAATGAATATAGCGATAGTGGATATTAAAATAGATAAAGCTAAACCCCATAATACTCCATACGCATTGCACACATCCGTAACTAGAACAATGGAAGCATAGAGTGCTATCATTAGTATACTTATAATGGTGCACAGCTTTGCACAAATAACCCACAGAGTAGCAGCGCACTTAGCAGACTCCTTAATATAATCCCTAAACATTAGTACTAACCTCCTACTTTACCAGCCTATCCTCGATAGTCTTAGCTAACTCTCTAACCCGTTTGCGCACTTTCTTTCTTTCTTCCAGCTCTTCCTTAGTAGGGTTATTTAACTTACGTATAAGTTCTTTAGCAGCGTCACCTACAACTATTACGCGTCTACCGTCATAACCTGATAACTCTACTGTGGGGCCTTCTTCTTTAATTTGCTTTACATGGTCACCCTTTAGTTTAACCTTTTCTTTAAGGTCTGCAATACTAACTACTTCATCCTCTACAGTTAGTGTAGCCTTATCAGGCATCATATCTAAAGCATCCCATATAGCCACTAGTTCTCCATAGCTAAACATAAAACACCTCCTAAAATAATAAAACCCCTAGCCGAAGCTAGAGGATTATAAACATTTGGTACAGAAGGTGGGACTCGAACCCACAGAATCTGGTTTCTAAGACCAGCACGTATGCCAATTCCATCACTTCTGCATTTTGGTACCTACCCACGGATTCGAACCGTGACTTTGTGAGGCTTAAACTCACTGCCTCTGCCGTTGGGCTAGGTAGGCAATATAATAATCCCTGGCGGCTGGTCTTTCCGCATAGTCTCATATGCTTACGCATTAGACGGTGGCTACCTGTTCCACTCCTCAGGGTATATAATAATCTGGTGGGTTGACCGTTCCCACATATAGCTCATGGCTAGCAGGTTGCCAGTTCCTGTCGTCAGAGAATTATTGTTTACTCGTACTTGTATGAACGCCCATGTTTAATGCCTATAATAGATACGTGTGAACATTCATACTGTTTGGCTATACTTCTTAATGAAACTCCTGAGTCTAATAGCCTTCTTATGTTTGCTACGTCCTCAGGTTTTAAGGACGACCTGTGATTGTTACACCCAGATATCACTCTTATGTCTTTTATGTCAGCCCCACTTGGATGGTGATGCTTCGAGTGCTCACTTCTAGTAAGTAGTTCAAGGTTGCTGAATATGTTATCGTGCTTGTTCTCATTTATGTGGTGAACCAGGTGTGTCTTTGTATTTATGACTTCCCCTGTGTTTAACCACCAAACAAGAACGTGCTCGTATACGTATCTTTGTCTATACCTCTTACCTGGGTAGTATTCTGGTGCAACTACCATAATGTATTCACCATTTTTCATAGCTACACCTCTATATAAATTTAATTGTATTCTGCGCTGGCAGGCATCGAACCTGCAACCTTCTCCTTAACAGGGAGCTAAACGACCAATCGTTCTGCAGCGCAATATTGGCGGAACGTACGAGAATTGAACTCGTGACTCTACCGTGACAGGGTAGCATCATAGCCACTTGACCAACGTTCCGTGGTGGAATTGATGAGACTTGAACTCATGACATGCTCCCGTCTAAGAGCCTGCTCTACCGACTGAGCTACAATCCCAGGTGAGGTACTAGGAGTGCTATCTCCTCAGCCGCCGTACAAAGGCTGCATAGTACCCATATGGCATACCCTCTACGAATCTAACGCAGTCATGGTGAGTTTGGAGCTCACTGCCTTCACACTTGGCTAAGGGTACATAATAATTGGTGCGCCAGGATGGATTTGAACCACCGTATCCCGAAGGAGGCGGGTTTACAGCCCGCTGCCATTAGCCACTCGACCACTGACGCTTAGTATATATGAAGTATAACATTGTGACTAAGCACTTGTCAATACTTTTTTAAATTATTTTTATAATGGTTCTGCGTCTTCAAAGAGTTCGGTTAAAACTCTAGGTTTGTACGCCCTAGGGTTAGACACGTAGGAGTGCTGTCTTAGCATGTCACCATACATGTTGTCCATCGGAGCTAAAGTTTTACGGTTATTAGTTACCCACTCACCGAATGGACGCAATACTAGTAAGTTATCACTAGCTATTCTACGTCTGTTACTGTACTCCTTGCCTAACCTGGAAATCTCTTTCCTCTTCTTAGCGCTTGCCTTGTTTAACTCGAAAAAGTGACGTATGTCTCCCATAGCCATATCGCAGTGGTTTACCTCATCATCATAGTGGGATATAGCTGTGTTTACGTCTCTAACCAACTTCCTAAAGTCTGCTATTATTCGTACCGCGTCTTCATACATCCTCTTCCCTCCTACTTATTTTATACCATACCTTTAAGTCTTAGTGCACATATAAACAATACTATAATGTGCCATATTTGGTCTATGCATATAGTCAACCATAGAGTATCTTTGTCTCTATCTGGAGGCATTAACTTAATCTTTCTCTTCCACCAGCTATGGAAACTATAGTCATCTAGCAGTATATGAGTTACGAATAGGAACAAAACAACGAGCAACTCATCTGGGGACTTTATACCTAGCATACGGGTACCTATCGCCACAAACATGCACATACCCGCGCTATACAGTACGCAGTGTTCTAACAGCACGCTACGAGACTTACTCTTAAATATTGCCTGCCTATCAGTTTGAAGTAGCCAGTCGAATACGAAATGTCCTATTAATAGAAATAAGAATATGTCAGCCATTATTCATCCCTCCGAATTTCTACATTGTGCTTTACGCCTTCTGATGTGTAGAAGAATATTTTATAATCCTCAAGGGAATCTGCTATACCGCTGTTACACTCATAAGGCCACTCATCACTTAGTAGGTCATAGAAACCATCAACGTTGGAGTACCCTGGGGTACCTCCCGCGTAGTAGACACTACTAATACTCATTCTATCTAGTAACTCAATATATTTTGTTAGAATGTCAGTATCGGCAGCCTTAATCTCAATGTTAACATAGTGGGTATCGTCGGCGTCGCCCTCCATCGTCCTAATTAACAACTCAAACACGTCTAGCTTCTTTCTTTCATGCACTGGTGCTCCTACTATGAATTGCATCGTGTTTCCTCCTTTATCCTAGCTTCATTCCTTCTGTACCATGAGTTCATACACGGCTCGCACGTAGTCATATGGCCCGCAGGATGGTGCTTACTACCTTTAGTCATTAGTACTGCTTGTCCCGATGGTGACACAGAATATAGGTTAAAGTGTGGTACAGGATTACCGTCGTGCACTAAACGCATCACGTTCCCTTTACGTCCGCACATCTGACACTTTGTACTCTTATTAAAATGTACAAACCTCTCAGAACTCACCTTAACCATAAAGTCCCCAAACTTAACATGAGTCTCAGGACCATCGGGGTCAGTTGCTAAATCTAGTACCTCCTGAACATCGTGCTCACTAACTATACTATACTTACCACCACGTATGTAATCTTTACCTACTCTTGCCATTTCTATTACCTCCAGCATTAGTAGCTCTCTGTAGTTGTGCTGACCATTTGTTCATGCACTTCTCACAAGTTGTGCGGTTACCCTCAGGATGCTTTTCATTGCCTTTAGTCATTCGTACTAGGTCACCTTCACTATCATTCCCAAATAACACAAAGTTAGGTTCTAGGTCATTTATCTTCTCTAGAAGCATTACGTAACCCTCTATACCACAATCAGCGCACACAGTGCTGTCTTGGTGTACTTGGTACTTTAGGAGGTTCATCTTAACAGGTACGCCTCCAAAAACTACTACAGATTGAGCATCAGGTGTTCCCAATGCCTTTCTATGCGGTAAAACATCACATACTAAATACCTACCTAGTATCGTTGTCGTTCTTTTCTGTGCCATCTATAATTCCTCCAATTAATTTAATATACTAACAACCGCTGCTTCCGCAACTAGAGTAACCACAACTACTTACAGCGCGTGGTATAGGTTTAGCGCCACATCCGCTTACAAAACTACTACTAGATACACCGCAACCTTGTGGTACTACTTCTTTATATATTCCGCCACCGCAGCCCCTAACCTCACGAATGTGCTGACTTATACCCGCCAACCTACTAGGCCCATTATGTGTCCTAGACGGGAAGCTAAAAGGTTTATTACCCGCATAGTCCAATGTTAACTTACCCGTTGGTTGAAGAATAATCTCGTGTATGTCGTCCTTGATAATATCAGAAGGCTCCATTACACCTGCGTGCCACGATACTTTCAATCCCTTGATAAGCTGTGTCTTAACCCTACAAACTGAACAAGAGCTTTCGTGTATAGCACGTATGTCATTGAAGGACTTCTCTACATTACTCTCGCCTAACCCTAAGTTGTAGTCTCTACGTACCTTTAGCCCGCTGGCCCCTACAGCACGTGCTAACTGAACCATGTCCATCACATTACGACTAGTAGTTTGGTCTAACAGTGTCATAGATAAACTAACATCTATACCTAAGTTATTGCACCGCTCAATCATATTATGCAGGTTATGCACGTAAGGTACTGTATCAGTTCCGAATATGGCTCGGTTTACCTTATCCATATTGCTATGTCTTGATATGTTCAAATGGTCTACTGCTCCGTCCAGTATCTCTGGGGTCAACTTGTACCCGTTTGTAGTCATTACTACCTTTGGAAACTTATGCTTATACTTCTTAATAATTCCTAGCGCTCCAATTAAGTAGGGTGACGCTGTAGGCTCTCCACCTGTAATGTTAAGCTCTTTGAAGTCTTCGGTAGCGTCACTAAGAGCTGTAACTAAACCACCTATCCAAGTAGGTGACGTAGGCTTAGTCTCACCCGCAAAACAAAATGAACACTTTGCATTACAACCACCAGGTATAATAATTTTAAAATCTCTTCCCATCTATAATTCCTCCTATATTCTTTTTCTTTCTGACCAGTCTAAATATGCCTTATGTTCTCCTACTGTATAATTCTCATGTTGTAAACCTAACTGCCAATCAGCACTCTGGTCCTCATACTCTCCTGGGTCTGGCAGCTGTAACCCTCTTTGTAAAGCTTTCCATGTATTACTCTCATGTAATCTACTTCTGTGAATATGGGAATGACACCTAAGCTCCAAAAAACGCATCACATTGTATATATGTCGATGGTTCATTTCACCTCTAGCAGGGTGCCTCCGTACGCCATCTGCGGATGTCCAGTGAAAGTCCTCTAATACGGAGTAGTGTTCCTCCAAAATCATCAACTCCTATGGAGTATAGGGGTGACTACTCACCCACTATAGCCCTTCTTTTTACGTTAATTTTATGAATAAGGAATGTTCCTAAGAATGTTGCGCCTAGCAAACCAAAGAATAAAGTGTCATTAATGTGCACTCCAAATGCAGAGGCTGTCAGTTTTCCACCGATTAAAGCAATTAGTACAAATGCTGTGCCCCCAAACTCAGGGAACTTCTCTAATAGTTTAACGAACAGCGTAGCTACGAATCGCATAGCAGTTATACCCAGTACTCCACCTAGGAACAGTACCCATGTTTGCTCACTAACCCCAAATGCTGCTAATATACTGTCGACGCTGAATGTTATATCCATGAGTTCAACCGTAGCTACTGTCATCCAGAAACCTCTCTGTACATACTTTGCAGCTGTGTCCTCAGGTTCGTTAGCACTAAAGAAGTGTACACGCGCCATATTTAATAAGTACAGTCCTCCGATAAGCTTAACATACCACAGTTTAACCAATATAGTACCTACACCAATGGCTACGAATCTAAAGAAGTAAGCTCCGAAAATACCAAACTTTAGAGCCCTATTGCGTTGCTCAGGCGGCAAGTCTTTAACTAGAATAGCTAGCACTAGTGCGTTGTCGGCAGATAGTAAACCTTCTAGTACTACTAGCCAACCAATAATTAACCATGACTGTGGGTCTGACAAAATACCAATCAAGTTCGACATTGAGAACCCACCAAAGTTAAATAAACTATTAATTATATCCAAACTAATACACCTCTTATAATTAGTAGAGGGGCGAAGTCGTCCCTCCCTTTGTTGTTACTACTTAAGTATACCCTTAGCTGTAGCTGCTTTAATCCAATCTGGGAACTCACCTAATAAACGTTGGTATAGCTCCTCATCGCCAATTTTACTCAAATCATTAAGTTCAAAGAAGTTAGCGTTGTCCACTACTCGTCCACTCATATTATCTAACTTCTCTAAGAAGCTAAAGCTTGCTGAACCTATACCAACAAACTGCCAGAATATAGGTTTACCAGAAGCGCTCTTAACCACATTCTCCGTAGCCGCATGGTCGCTGTTGTCACCATCTGTTATAAATATAACTAGAGCAGGTGCGTCTGAGTTATCATCATCGCAGTCTTTTATAATCTCAGTCATAGCAGGCGCATAATTTGTACCACCCATGCAGTATATGTTCTTACTTACATAACCTTCAACGTTAGCCATTGATACAGAAGGTTTACGAGATACACCAGAGTTAAAGGACCACAACTCTAAGTCCCCATCATCATCCATTTTACTTGCAGCAGCATATAAGCGTTCTACAGTGTCCTGAACTGTATTATCTCTATACAACCTGTCCATAGAACCTGACTGGTCAATAGCAAACTTAACCCGTACCCGCTTACCAGCTAGGCCGCGTTTCTCTAACACTACAGCAACATTTTGCTTATGAAGGTTAATCTTTTTAACTAAGTCCACATTACCGTTAGAAGTGTACTCATCTGGGCTGATAGGTGTTGAACTACCTATGCTTGAACCGCCGAGCATACCTTTTAATTTATCCATGAATCCCATATCTATCTCTCCTCCCTTACGCCTGTAATCCGTAACTGCTTACAAGAGCCTTCAGGCCACCTGAATAACCGCTACCTACAGCATTAAATTTCCAGTCAGCACCATTACGGTACAGCTCTCCAACTACCAAAGCGGTCTCACTGGAGAAGTCTTCTACTAGGTTATAACGAATAACCTCTTTGTTAGTGTCAGCATCTACTACACGGATATACGCTTTATCTACTTGACCGAAGTTCTGCTTACGTGCTTCGTGGTCATAGATTGTAACAGTGAACGCAATCTTATCTACGCTGCCTGCTACCTTATCTAAGTGAATAGTAAGAGATTCATCATCGTTGTCACCTGTACTACCTGTTAAATTGTCACCACCATAGATAATAGAACCATTAATATCCTTAGTGTTATTGTAGAATATCATGTCCGTAGTGCTAGTGCATTTACCATTTGTACCAAGTAAGAAAGCGGAAGCGTCCAAGTCAAACTCATGCCCACCACTATACTTACGTGTTGACCACCCTAAGCCTACAATAATATTCTTAATGTTAGTACCTTTGGTTAGTTCTACTCTTTGACCCTTAGTTAAGTTTACAGTTGTGCTCATCATAATTCCTCCTAGTATTTTTGTTTTATATTTACGCGTATAAGCGTATATACCTATTTAAGGTGAAACTTAAAATCTAACTCTCTTATGTGTACCTCTATCTCTTGACTGTTAGTTAACCTAACTATTAACCTCTTATCAATACCATAGTCAGGAGAATCTTTGACCCTGGATATAATGTCTACAGGTTCACCCTTAAGCGTTGCCTTGCTATTATGCATTATCTGAGAACCGTACTGTATTTTATAACTGTCACCTATGTCCCCGTTTATGTCACATAGAATGAAATTCTCCTCTATGTCCTCTTCACATAATAGCGTAGTGACGTAGTCCCTAACCTTTATAGCTACATCTCTACTGAACCAGTGTATGTCTTCATCGCATTTACGACCCTTCTTTATAGAGAATGCAACAGGTTCATCGTCTAGAAAATACATCTTGTACCCAACGTGTGAGTCTGTACAGTACCAGCTACCTATCCAGTAACTTTTGAGCCTGCTCTGCTCCACCCATTCCATATTTATACCTAGAATACTCGCAATGTCCATAATAGATACGTAACTCTCATTCGCAGATGACTTATCAATGCTCTTTGCTATATCAACTAACTTCATACTGTACCTCCCTTACTAATACTGAAAAAAAAGAGACTCTAGTTTTATCTAGAATCTCGTGCTACTTGTTTATGGTGGGCCTGATGTGAGTCGAACACATAACCGTCCCGTTATGAGCGGGATACTCTACCATTGAGTTACAGGCCCGTATGCAATGCTTGACGTAGCAGCCTAGTCCTCCAAACTACACTGGATACAATACCAGCGGAGAATCATCTCCAAAGTCGGATTAAGGATTTATTCTAACTACTGTCAACTGAGCACTAAACGCTTACCATGCTAAACACTGAACACTGAATGCTAAAGACTCAGCACTAATGTGAGTAAGATTTAACCTACCTAAGATAAGCTAATATCAAGCTTTCATCTGTAGTGTTCTTTTTATGCAAAAGAAGCATTAAGTATTTTTTGTGTAGCTTATTCTACGCTACGCCAAGCATTGTTTTAAAGTACATTAAGTATTTAACTAGTATATAGTGATATCGGTTACAGCATTAACTTCGTTAAGTGTGCCGTTTATCTCTGCCTTAAACACTGTTACAAACTCATTAAGCGTCTTTATTTCATCAAACTTAAC